AATATCGTGCGCGAACGGTATTCTCGTCCCAGGAGCAGCAAGACCACGGAAAAGAAGCCGCCATAAGGGCCTGGTTCCGTGCGCTCAAAAAGCCCCTGACCAGCACTGACCGAAGGAAGCACCGACTAATGGCCGTCTCCAAGCGCCTCCGCTACGAGATCCTCCGGCGGGACTCGAACACCTGCCGCTACTGCGGCGCCAAGGCGCCGGACGTCCCGCTGCGCGTCGATCATGTGACGCCGGTGGCACTCGGCGGGGGTGACGACCCGACGAACCTCGCCACGTCGTGCGAGCCCTGCAATGCGGGCAAGAGCAGTGCCACCGTCGATTCCGCGGTCGTCGCGGACGTCGCGGAGGACGCGCTGCGCTGGTCCGCAGCGATGAAGCAGGCCGCCAACGACCTGCGCGCACAGATGCAGCCCAAGCTCGCCTACCGCGCCGCCTTCGAGGCTGTATGGAACGAGTGGACCTGGGAGCACGGCGGCAAGAGGAAGCCCTTCGACCTGCCCATCAACTGGAAGAGCAGCATCGACACCTTCCGCGAAGCCGAGCTGCCCGTCGAGGTGTGGCCCGACATCGTCGAGAAGGCCATGACCAACAAGACCGTCAGGGCCGACAACACCTTCCGCTACTGCTGCGGCATCGCCTGGCGAATGGTGCGCGAACTGCAGGACCGCGCGAGGGCGATCACCGGCGTTGAACGCGCGCAGCCGGCTCCGGTCGACTCGGTGGTCGCCGCGGCGGTCGAGGTCTGGCTAAACGAACAGTTCGGCGACATCGACAGTGCGGCGCGAGAGGCGTTCCAAGCCAGTGCGATAGCCGCGCGCAAGCACGAGGACGCTCATCGGATCGTCGAGGCAGGTCAATACGCCGCCTGGTACGGCGAGAGCAACGTAGGCGCTGCGCTGGCCCAGCTTGATCGCGAGAACGCGCTGCAGGCCTGGCAGTTCGCATGGCTCACCAAGTCCGGCGAGTGGCCTAGCGACGAAGCGATGGAGACCGTTCGGAAGAAATGTGACGCCCTCCTCACCGCTGACGTCCACATGAGTCGAGTCGTGCGAGCCGCCATCTACGCGGGATCCCGACAGTCCGTGCGGCTCTACTTCGGGCTCAGCGAGACGGAGTTGGCCGAGATCAAAGAATCGGACTTCATCGCGAAGGCGGTCGAGGCGTGGGCTGAGGCATTCCGCGCCTCGGCGGATCGCTGGCCGACCCAAGCGGAGATCTCTGCCTTCTTCGACAGCCTCCAGCGGGTCGGCTCCGATGTCGAGGGGTTCTGGCTGGTGGACATCTATCAGGCCGCCGCCTCCGCTGGCGCCTACCAAGACCCGGACATGACCTCCTGCCTGACTCGACATCTCTCCGTGTTCGAGGCCGCGGCGTCCCCGCTGCTCGCCGCCTGACGAGTCCTGTCCCTGTGTACCGAGAAGAGAACCCGTGACCCTCGACGCCATGCACTGGGTGTGGAACCACTCCCGGTCAAAGGGAAACACCCGGCTCGCACTGCTATGCGCTGCGGACCGGGTGCGAACTTCGGCATGCGAGGTGCGCCTCAGCTACGCGGACTTCATGACCGCGCTGAACGCCGGCCGACCGGCCGTGCGGGACGCGCTCCGCGCCGCGGAGAAGCTCGGGGAGCTGGAGATCGTAGAGGCGGGCAAGGGGACGCGTGCCGCTCTCTACCGACTGTCGAAGGCCGTCGGGTACGTCCGCCCCGCCTCTTCTAGTGGTTCGAATTTCAAACCACTAGAGGGGAGTGAAGATCGCTCTAGTGGTTCGGAGAACGAACCGCAAGGCCCCAACTCGGCCACTGCTAGTGGTTCGAATTTCAAACCGCAAGCGAGCGCTAGCGGTTCGAATTTCGACGCTAGCGGTTCGAATTTCAAACCACATCACCAGAACCACAACAACAATCCATCAACTGACGAGGGACGGACCGGCGGTCAGCGGGATGCCCTGCGTGAAGCCCAGCCGCTCATCGATGCCATGACTGACGCTGGCTTGATCGTGTCCTGGACGATGCGCACCGAAGAGTGGCGAGAGCTACTCGACCTGCTGGACCGAGTCGACGTCTCCGTCCTAGTGCAACGCGCCGCCGAGACCCGGCGCCCCGGCCAGCGGATCCAGTACGCCACCTACTTCCTCCGGGGCACCTGGCGCGGTCTGCCCACCACGAAGGGCCGCAAGACCCCCCGCCCCTCGTCGAAGCCGGACCCGCGCGCCGACTGGCCGGAGTGGTGCAAGGACCCGGACTGCGACGAGGTCACCCGCCGCCGCCAGGTCGAGGACGACAACGGCATCCGCACCCTCGTGCGCTGCCCGCAATGCCACCCCACACGCAAGGAGTCCGCAGCATGACCGACCCGTATGACGACCCCGAGAGCCTCGAGCGCACCCCGCCGCAGGACGTGAACGCCGAGCAGGCGGTGCTGGGTTCGATGCTGCTGAACCCCGGCGTCATCGACCGGGTGATCGCGATCCTCGAGGTCGACGACTTCTACCGGCCCGCGCATCAGACGGTGTTCACGACGATCTGTGACCTGTACGGCCGGTCCCGCACGCCCAAGGTCGACCCGATCACCGTCGCCGATGAGTTGGCGAAGAGCGGAGAACTGGCGAAGGTCGGCGGTTCGCACTACCTGCACCACCTCGTCAATGCAGTGCCGACAACGGCGAACGCCGACCACTACGCCGAGATCGTGCGCGGCAAGGCCACGCTGCGGCGCGTCATCGAGGCCGCGACCCGGGCCGCGCAGCGTGCGTACACCGCACAGGGTGACGCCGACGAGATCCTCGACGACGCGATGGCCGAGTTCCAGTCCGCCGCGACGGGCACCTCGGCGCTCGAGGTGAAGCTGTCCGTCGGCGACCGGTGGGCCGCGTTCCTCGACGAGCTGCACGCCGGCAAGGACCCGCGGGCCCTGGACACGCCGTGGCCGGACCTGAACGCCGTGATCGAGTTGAAGCCCGGCCAGCTCGTCACCGTCGGCGGCGCCACCGGCGGGGGCAAGTCGCTCCTCGGGATGGGCCTCGCCTCCCACGTCGCCCTCACCCGGGCCCGGCCGGTGCTGGTCGCCTCGATGGAGATGGGCGGCTCCGAGCTCATGTCGCGGCTCACCGCGGCCGAGGCTTCCGTGAACCTCGAGCACCTGGTCCGCCGGAAGCTCACCGATGACGACTGGGTGAAGATCCTCAAGTCCTCGGACCGGTTGCAGAACGCCGGGAACTTCATCCTCGACGACTCCCCGAACCTCACCCTGTCCAAGATCCGCGCCCGCATCCGGTGGATGTGCTCCCGCGGCGAAGCCCCCGCAATGGTCGTCGCCGACTACCTGCAGCTGATGACCCCGGAGGGCTCGAGCTCCACCACCAACCGGGCGCAGGAAGTCGCCACGCTCAGCCGCGGCCTGAAGCTGCTGGCGATGGAGTTCGAGATCCCCGTGATCGCCCTCGCCCAGTTCAACCGCGGCGCGGCCGGACGACAGCCCGTCGTCACCGACTTCAAGGACTCGAGCGCAATCGAGCAGGACTCGAACGTGATCGTCCTCATGCACCGGCCGCTCGCCGAAGACGGCTCCGACACCGGGCCCCGCGCCGGCGAGATCGACCTGATCGTCGCGAAGAACCGCAACGGGGCCTCCGGCCGCGTCGTCCCCCTGATCTTCCAAGGGCACTACGCCCGCCTGCAGTCATTCGGCCGCGACTAAGGAGGCCCATCGTGATCACCTGGACTGAACTCACCGCCGCCGAACCGCGGCTCATCGACCTCGAGCAGGAAGTCCTCGCCGAAGCCAAGACGGCAGACGGCGACCCGATGTGGTCGTTCTCGCAGTACTGGAGTTGGACCCTGCGGCCCGCCATCCGGCCGCTCGTCGGCTGGGGCCGAGAGACCGGCGCCCGGCCCGAGCTGCACACCGAGGAAGCCTGGCACGCCACCATCAGCCACCTCATCGGCCTGCTTCCCGCAGGCGAAGGGCTGTGGGCGTCATGACGACCGCGACCGCAGAAGACATCGCGGAGATGCGGCGGGACGGCTCCTTCCAGGAGTTCCTGCGCCACCAGCTCGCCGCCGGCCGCAAGGTGCCCGCGGCCGTCCAGGCCCCGGCTCCCGTGGTCCGCGAAACCGGCCACCGCCCCGGTGCATGGCCGACCGGAACGCGACCGCCGACCGCGTCGACGGCCGGGACTCCCGAGGAGTGGCAGCAAGCCGTTCACGACTACCGCGCCTGGCTCGCCGCCGGAAGCCCGCAAGGCGACTTCACGTGCCAGTGCGGCTGCACCCCGAATGCCCGAATCCGACGGGAGGCGTCATGACCACCCCCCACCCCCCGCACCTCACCGTGCGACGGGCCCCCGACCAGGGCGTTTGCCAGCCCGCACGCGACGCCAGGAAGGCCAGCTGACATGACCGAACGCCCGCACGGTTACGCCCGCTACAAGCTCGATGGCTGCCGCTGCTACACCTGCGGCTGGGCGGTTGCCTCGTACCGGGACGCCCGGGAGTACGCGATCCGCCGCGGCCAGTGGCAGCCCTGGACCGACGCCGAGCCGGTACGCGATCACATCCGTGCGCTGCAGGCGTGCGGTCTCGGTTTGCGCCGGATCGCCGACATGGCGGGCGTTGACCGCAAGCGACTGCAGGCCGTCATCGGCGGACGGCCCGAGCGCGGCACCGGCCCGCAGGAGAAGGTCCGCCCCGCGTTCGCGGCCGCCGTCCTGGCCGTCGAGCCGACGCTCGACAACCTCGGCTCCGCGACGGTCATCGCCGCCACCGGCACGCACCGCCGCCTGCAGGCGCTGGTCGCGGCGGGATGGCCGCAGCATCACCTCGCGCTGCGGCTGGGCATGACCGATTCGAACTTCGGCGACGCCCTGCGCCGGGACCGGACCATCGTCCGCACCGCGCGGGCTGTCCGCGGCCTGTACGACGACCTGTGGCGTGCGGGCCCGTCCGAACATGGCGCCAGCCCGGCCGGAGTCACCCGTGCCCGCCGTCACGCCGCCGCTCAAGGCTGGGCGCCCGTTGGGGCGTGGGACGACGACACGATCGACGATCCGGCCGCCGAGCCCTGCGTGGGTGACAAGACCACGCGGCAGGACGCCGTCGTCGAGGACGTCACCTGGCTGATCGAGACGCAGGGCTACACCCGTGAGCAGGCCGGCGCCCGCATCGGCGCGACGAAAAGCATGGTGAACGCCTCGTTCTCCCGGGCCAACAAAGCCAACCCGACCGCTGCCTGACCACCCGCCTGACCCCCGCCCATCCCGACAGACCGGAGTGACCCGATGTCCGAACCCAGCAAGCCCGCCTACCGCCAGCGCCCTCTCGAAGCCGAAGCTGTCCAGTGGACCGGCACCAACCCCGACCAGCTCCGCGCATTCGCCGGATCCGACTTCGACACCATCGAGCCGCAGGACCGCATCGAGGACCCCGACCAGGCCGCGCAACTGCTCGTCGAGGACAGCCACTGGGTGGGCATCGGCCCCGGCGACTGGGTGCTCAAGTTCGAGGGCTACTTCGTGGCGAAGTCGGATGCGGCGTTCCGTGCGGTGTGGGAGCCCGCCGTCTCGTCGCCTGCGCCCGCCGACCGTGGCGCACTCCGCGACCGCGACCGTGCCCTCGCCCTCCTCGAAGCCGCCGACTTCCTGCGCGACGCCCACTTCCGCGACGGCCTCAGCGTGCAGGAGATCGGTACCGCCCTACGTCACGCCGTCGACGCCGCAGACCCCATGGTCGGCAGCCTCGCCCGTGACGGGTTCGGGCTGGGCGAGATCGCCGCCATGCCCGACACTGCCGCGCTGCCCGCCGTCGACCTGGCCGCCGCCCCCGACCCGACGCCCCTGCGCTGGGGCCTGAACGACACCCTGTGGGGCGATGACGACACCGTGACCGTCCTCCTGTCCGGCCCGGCCGGTGAGCCGTACTGGCTGGAGTTGGACCCGGAGCGGGCGGCGGTGTTGCGGGAGGACCTGGCCGGGCCGGACGGGGGGCGGGCCGTGGACCGTGCCGCCGTGCTCCGGGAAGCCGCCGAGGTCGTCGAGGCGATGAACGAGGGATGCGGCCAGCGCAAGCCGTGCGCATCGTGCGACGCCCGCGAAGACGCCGCCGACGCGCTGCGCCGTCTGGCTGGCGAGGCCCGTGACGAACGGGAGGCGCAGGCCGCCCAGCCCAAGCGCCCGCCGATGGACCCCGTGCACATCCTCGGCATCGGAGTCCCGGCCGACGAGGCGCAGCAGCCTGAGGCCGCTGAGGGGGCGCAGCAGTGAGCGCCGAGACGCCAGCCGCCGTGCTGGTCCGCCCGGCCGCCCCGCCCCCGCTGCTCACTGCCCGCCAGTTGGCCGTGCTCCGCCTGACCGCGAACGGCCACACGATCCGCTCCGCCGCCCGGGTGCTGGGCAAGTCGGAGCATGGGGTGGCCGATCTGATGCATCGGGTGCATGAGCGGCTGGGGGTGCGGTCGTCGGCGCACGGGGTGGCGGTGGCGCTGGCGCTCGGGTTGATCGGGCTGGACGAGATCCGGATGCCGGAGCGCCAGGGCGGGGCTGTGGGGCTCTCAGGGGGCGCGGAGGCTCCCAGGCCCCGTCGAGGCGCTGCGGGGCGCTCTGGTGGCGACGGGGCGGGCTTCAACGGGGCCGGGAGGGCGTCGGGTGCCGGAGCCGAAGCCGCAGAGCGCCCCGTGAGGCCCTCGCGGACCCCCGAAGCTCCCGAGCCCCACCGAGACGCCCAGAAGCCGCCACAGGCCCGTACAGCCCCTCAGGAGACCCCGCCATGCCCGAACTGAACCCACCGGCGGGCCTGACGCTGGCCGAAGTCCGTCAGGAACTCGCCGAACTCATCGCACTTGCCGACACCGCCGAACGCCCAAAGCCCACCGCCATCAACCCCGTCGACCACTCGATGCCCGGCCACGAATGGACCGTCGTCGAGCAGGGCCACCCGTACACGAACCGCGTCTACGGCTGGGTCATCCGCACCGTCGACGACCCGGAGCACGCCGACGCCGTGTTCGTGTCGTCGCCGGACTGCGCCAGTCCCGGTGACGATTTCAGCCCGATGTCCCCGACCGACGCCCGCCGTCTCGGGCTCGCTCTCCTCGCCGCCGCCGACCGCGCTGACCACGTGCACAACGGCGTGCCCCGCCTTGAGGACCGACGCGGGAGCCCCGTCACGGCCCCTGACGGCCACTAGGAGCCCCGTTCTCGCCGCGCGGGTCCATCGCCCCCACCCGGCCCGCACGGCACCACCACACCCGCCCCGTAGCCCCGGGCCTGTGCCCGGCTCCTCGACACACCCGACACCACCCGGAAGGACCACCACCCGTGCGCACCGCGACCGAACTCGCCATCAACGCCCACCTCGGCCTCTGGGACGCGCCGTGGGCCGTCCGCCAGCACCCCAACCCCAGTGGCCAGCAGCACCCCTGGCTGTGGACCTGCACCACACCCGGATGCCGAACCGCAGGCGCAGCCGTCAACGAGCTGGACGCCCACGGTCAGGCCGCCGACCACCACACCCGAAACCACCCGACCGGAGACCCCGCATGATCCGCGAAGACCACTTCCTCATCAGCCGCAAGCCATTCGCCATCGACCTGGCCACTGTCACCGGCAGCCAGCAGCCACGCGGTGACCTGACCGCCTTCAGCGGCTCCGCCAATGCGCTGTGGTTCCGCCGCAAGGACGGCGTCACCCGGGCGTGCATTGGCTCGCTGGGGCTGTGGAGCCACTACCTGCCCGCCCCGCTCGACCTCGACGACCCGCACGCGATCCTTGCTGCCGACCTCGACGGCCGCTATGGCGGCGACTGCCACGGGCGGTGGGACGGCACCTCGCACTGGGGCAACGTCACGCTCGAACAGCAGGCCCAGCACCTTGCGATCCTGCGCCCCATGCTCGCCAACAATCCGGAGATCCCCGACGGCTACGACGGATGGTGGCGGTTCTGATGAGCGCTATGACCCAGTACTACGCCGATGAATCGGTGACGCTACTGCTCGGTGATGCCCGCGAAGTCCTCGCGACGCTGCCCGATAGCTCCGTCGACTGCATCGTCACCAGCCCGCCATATCTCGGGCTCCGCGACTACGGGATCCCCGGCCAGTACGGGCTTGAGGCCACCCCCGCCCAGTACGTCGAGACGATGCGTGCCGTCTTCGCCGAGGCGCGCCGGGTGCTCGCGGACGACGGGACGCTGTGGCTGAACCTCGGCGACAGCTACGCCAGTACCACCAAGGGCAGTGGCGGCAAGGGCAAGTCATCGCTTGGTGGTACCCAGCATGAAGGCTCGTACTTCGCACTACGCAGGCTAGAGCCAGGCCTGCCCGACAAGAACCTGCTCGGCATCCCGTGGCGTACCGCGTTCGGACTTCAAGACGACGGGTGGATCCTCCGTAACGAGATCATCTGGTCGAAGCCCAACGCCATGCCCGAGTCGGTGACCGACCGCCTGTCGACCCGGCACGAGCACCTGTTCCTGTTCTCCAAGAGCCAGCGCTACCACTTCGACCTCGACGCCATCCGCGAGCCGCTGACCCGCCCGGAAGCCGTCGGCGAGGGCATCGTGTTCGGCGGCTCCAAGGGACCGGGCGGAAAGCTCGGCGCGTCCAACCGGCGCTCCGGCGGGAACCCGAGCGTCTACGGGGCCACTGGCGAAGCGAAGGGCCGCAACCCGGGCGACGTGTGGTCGATCACCACGAAGCCCTACCCGCAGGCGCACTTCGCGGTGTTCCCGATCGACCTGCCGATCCGCTGCATCAAGGCCGGATGCAAGCCGGGTGGGACCGTCCTCGACCCGTTCTCGGGCAGTGGCACGACCGGCGCAGCAGCCCGCCAGCTCGACCGCCGCTACGTCGGCATAGACCTCAACCCGGAGTACCACGACCTGGCCAAGGCCCGGTTCGCACAGGGTGCGTTCTTCTTCGACGAGACCGCCTGACCACCCCCACCTGTTGCCCGGCCGGGACGACCGGCCGGGCCCAACCGAAAGGCCGACGCCATGACCGACCCGACCGCCCCCGACGCCGCCCTGTTCGTCCTCTGGCTCGACGCATCTGACGGCTCCATCGCCACCTGCGACGGCATCCGCTGGCCCGACGGCACCGCCACCGTCCACCACAGGCACTTCGCGGGCATCACCAGCACCCACCACAGCCCCGAGGCCGCCGCGTGGGCCGCTCACGGCAAGCAAGCACGCATCGTGTGGCCGGACGCATCGGAACGCCCCGAACCCGCCCCGGCCTGCACCCACCGCTGCTCCTGCGGTCACGACCAGCAGGACCACAGCACCAGCGGCTACTGCAACGCCTGCGAAGACCACTGCGACGACAACGACGGGCACTACCCCGACGACTGCGACGCCCGGACAACGCCGGACAACCCGGCGGGCACCTACCCGCACCCCGACGGCGACGTCACCGTCCTCGGCCCCGAGATCTTCGCCAGCAGCGACGGGGCGGTCATCTCCTGGAAGGGCGAGAACTATGTGCGCCCGGACAACCCGACGGCCGAAGACTTGAATTCCGGCCCGCCGAATGCAAGCCGACTGGACATCTGCGAGCTTCCCCACCAGACGATCGCCGAGGAAGACGACTGCCACCGGCGACGGGACGCGGGCAGCGACGACGGGCTACGCCTCGCCCTGGCCCGGATCGCATCCGACCGCGCCCACCACGAACACTGCGCCAGCCTCGCCCGCACCAGCGAAGGCGGCATCGCGCACAGCAGCATCGCCGCCGGACTCCAGATCGCCGAAGCCCACCTGACCGCCGCCCTCGACGGCCCGGCCGACACCACCCCGCCGGCTGGATCCACCGCCCGGGAGGCCCCCGGTGCCTGACCTCCACCCCGGCGACGCGATCACCCAGCATCCGACGGCGATCGGCACGGCCCTGGCCATCGCCGACGCGGACCTTCGCGACCGGCATCACGAGACCGGGGTCTCGCCGTGGTTCATGGCACCGATCGGCTCGACCGATCACCTGTACGCCACCTGCCCCGGGCTGCGGAGGTCCCTGCGGCCCGGCGAGGAGCCCGTGACCGGGCGCGGGGTGCTGTACCCGGAGGCGGGCGACGTGTGCGGTCTCTGCCTGCGCTGGTGGCGGGCCCGGCGGGCGAAGGCGCTCCGGCCGGCGATCGCTTACCGCCTGGATGTCCCCGAGCTCCATCGCCGTCTCAACATCCAGCGGGCCGCAAGAGGCCTGACCTGGCGGCAGGTCGCGGAGATCGTCGGCATCAGCGCGCCCACGTTCTCCCGCATCGCGGCAGGCAGCGCCCCCGACGCTCACGCCCTGGTCAGCCTGCTGGTGTGGCTGGACCTGGATACCGACATCGCGGTCATGGTCAAGCCGAGGGAGGCGTTGTGGGCCGGACGCTGATCGCCTTCGCCGCCTGGTTCGCGGTCGCCATGTCGCCCGCCGTGGTGTGGGTGGTCACCGGCCACGCGCTGCCGCCGTGGTGGGTGATCCTCGCTGTCGGCCTCGCCGTGTTCGCGGCGGTCGAGGTCGGCGGGCGGGTGCGGGGCAAGGGGCGGGGGCGGAGGTGAGCGGGTCAGGCGTCGGATTCGGCGGACTGCTTCGCCCGCTCGGCGTCGATGCGGTCGGCGATCTGCCGTGCCCACTCCCGGCTGTACGGCGTGTGCTTGGCGATGGTCATCAGCGGCACCCCGGCCGCGCGCGCGTCGGTGACCAGCTCGTCAAGGGCGATGCGCGTCTTCTCGTGGGCGGTGGTTGCCCGGTCGAGTTTGCGCAGCCAGGCGGCCAGGGTCTGGGGGTCGGGACGCGGCGTCATGGGCTGATGGTCTCACGCCGGGCCGCCAAGTGACTAGGCGGTCGGTTGCCAACTCTCTGGGCGAATCTCTCCAGATCCACACTGCCAACTTTGTTGCGATCAAGGGTGCCAGTCTGTCAGTATCGAAGTGCCAAGAGAATGGGCAGTCGAAAACGCAAGGGAGCCGCAATGACCGACGACCAGTACTCCGTGATCGTGACCCGGCCCGGCCACGACACCGTCCGCATCGGCCCGTTCGGCTACCACCACCTCGCCGAACACGCCACATGGGACCTGCAGGGCCAGCTGCGCAACACCTGCCACCCCGAGGGCACCACGATCGCGGTCGCCCCCTTCGACGAGTCCCTGCCGCACCTGCCGCTCGCCCCGCGCGACGCCATGTCACTGGCCCTCCTGATGGATGACGAGCCCAGCGGCGGCGGAACGGGCTCGAACTTCCCCGACCTGTACAGCCGACTGCACGCGCAGGTCGGCTACGAGGAGGCCGCTCGGCTCTGGGGCAACGCCTGCTCGCTGTACGACGCGATGCGCGCCGAACCCACAGACGCCTAACCCCCGCCCCCACCCGGCCGCGAAGACCGGGTGCCGACGACAGCCCGAGGAGGGCCTGATGCCGACCGGATACCGCGAGACCACCATCCGCTACGGCGGCATCGAGCAGGTCATCCGCACCGAGCAGACCAAGACCGTCGCCCAGTTGGACCGCGACCACACCCGGCGCGTGAAGGCGGCGTTGCACGACTTGCACACGCGCATCATCGACCAGCGGGAAGCGGAAGAGATCGCCTGGGCCCACGCCACCGTGCGAGCCGACACGCCAGGCTTTCCCGGCTCCGCGCAGCGTGCAGCCGAAAGCGTCTTGGAGCAGATCGCCAAAGTGCATGCCGAGAAGCGCACCCGGAAGTTCACAGCGATCAAGTGCAACTGGGACGACGCGCGCAAGGGATGGCCGAAGGTCCAGTTCAACATCCCCGTCACCGACCCCCGAGTCCGCGACTGCCACGAGTACATCCAGCCCGCAGCCGAAGCAGCATGACCCCCGACCTGCAAGGAGTGCATCGTGACTGAGACCGCCACCACCATGGGCCAGCCGCCCGACGACCTGCCGATCTGGGCACGCCTGAGGCTGGCCGCCCTCGGCATCAAGTTCCGCCGCGTCACCCACTTCCTCCGCTCCGGCGACGTGATCGGCGCGGCAGTCGACGGCGAGCCCGTGTGGCTGCGGAAGGAGGAGGCGTGAGCACCCCCCTGTCCCGCGCCGAGCAGGCCGTGACTGAAGCGCGAGACGACCTGATCGGGTTCGCCCTCGTCGCCCTGCCGAACGAGCCCGGCTTCGCGGGGGCCGAGCACCGAACCGACGCCCTCGTGGCCGCCGTCCGTGAGCAGGTCGCCTGCGAGATCGAGGCCACGATCCGCACGTGGGAGGGCATGAGTGCCCTGGTCGAGGCCCGGAACGAGACGCTCGCCAAAGCCGCCCGCATCGCCCGCGCCGGAACCAAGGAGAGCCCGTGACGCCCGAGGCCCGCGCGGACTACATCGTCCGCTGCCTGATCGAAGCCGCCGCCATGTACGAGGACGACGCCAAGGTGTTCCTCGCCGAGCACGACGCCGACGTACTGCGCCAGGCCGCCGACGCCTGCCAGTTCCACGGCCCGACCGGCAGCCCGTGCGAGTGCGGGCACGGTCCGACGGCCGACTGCCATCCGAACGCTCGGAGGACCGCATGACCCGCGAGGAGTACGAGGCCCGAGAGCGGCGCCTTACCGCCGACATCGACGACGCCTACAAGGCGCTCAATGCCGCCCGCGACCACTGGGACAGGCTCTGCGTGGAACGCCGCACGCTGCGCTACGACTGGCGCGACCAGTGCCGAGCTGGCGAGCAGTCGTGACCATCCGCGACCTCTGCCTCGCCACCCGCACCGAGGACGGCCGCACCCTCATCTGCCGGAAGTCCCCGAACCACGTCACCAGCAAGAGCGCCATCAACCGCGAGCACTACGACCCCAGCGCCGACGTGCGGTGGAGCGACGACAAGGAGCAGTGATGACCGCCCCCTGCGACCGTGCCGAGCACGACGACCTCACCCCGCGCGCCCACCTGGAAGCCCACGCCCACTGGGGCTGCGTCAACGATCGGCAAATGGCGGCGCTCATTGAGGGCGCGATCTGGGAAGCCGTCGAACGCATGGTCGCCGAGGAGGCGCGGCGCTACCCAGGGCCCATTCTCGGCGCAATCCGCCGGATGCGGGCCGCGTACTACGCCAGCCTCATCAAGGAGTTGCCGTGACCGCCCGCACCCCGGCCGAGGCCATCGCCGCCGTCCAGCGCCACGGGCCGGCCATCACGGCGGAGCAGCGACAGGCAGCTCTTCGGCTGCTGGAGGACATGCTCGCCGCGGCGGCCCGGCACGGCATCACCTACGAGGACTTCGCGTGGGTCACGGGACTCGCTGACGCCTGCGTGGACGTGGTCGTTGCCAAGGCCCGCCGCACCTGACCAATCACCACTCGAACCACACTCAAGGGGGACCCCTGTGCACAATCACCTGGGCTGGTACGGCATAGCCGTCGGCAGCCTGCTCGCCATCAAGCTCCTCGCGTCCATGAAGCGGCGCCGCAGACCCACCGCGCAGCAGCCGGCAGGGCCGACCGGCCATGTCATCCACAGGGTTGTCACGACTTTCAACGAATCGCCTGCCGCGCTCCGTCGCTGCCTGGAGTCGATCCTCGACCAGACCCGCCGGCCCGACTCGCTGACGGTCATCGACGACTGCTCGAAGGACCGCTCCGCCGCCGGAGTCATCGACAACCTGCGCCCAGCGTTCGCCGCCGCGGGGATCCGCCTGGACTTCATCCGCTTCCCCGTCAACAGAGGCAAACGCCACGGCCTCGCGGCAGGGTTCAACGCCCGCCGGGACGCGGACATCTACCTGTGCATCGACTCCGACACCGTGCTGGACGCGCACGCCGTCGAGGAGGCTGCCCGGCCGTTTGCCCGCCGCCGCGTCCATGCGGTGACAGGCCTCGTCTTGGCGGCGAATCGGTCGAAGAACCTGCTGACCCGGCTGATCGACATGCGGTATCAGAACGCCTTCCTCGGCGAGCGGGTGGCCTACTCCAGGCTGGGCTCGGTCCTGTGTGCCTGCGGTTCCCTCGCCCTCTACCGGGGCGCGACGGTCCGGAAGTACCTCGATGACTTCCTGCAGCAGCGCTTCCTCGGCAAGGAGTGCACGTTCGGCGACGACCGCAGGCTCACGTACTACTGCCTGCTGGAGGGCCAGTCGCTGATCGTACCCACGGCGGTCGCCTGGACCGACGTGCCGGAGAATCTTCGGAAGTATCTCGTTCAACAATGCAGGTGGACGAAGTCGTTCATTCGCGAGGGCGTCCTCCTGGCCTTGAAGGTCAGCTCGATGGGCCGCGCCTACTGGTGGCTCAACCTCGTCGAGCTCGCCACGTGGGTCGCGTTCACCTCGGCCCTGCTGGTTGCCCTCGCGGTGTTCGCGTCCAACCCGCACGCCTGGACGGTGTTCGCCTGGTACGCCGTGTACGTGTCGGCTGCCGCATGGTTCCGGTCACTGCACTACCTCCGCTCGGCCGGCCAGGTGCCGCGCGCCGACCGGCTGCTCACCTTCGCCGCGGCGCCGCTGTACGCGCTGATGAACCTGACGCTCCTCATCCCGCTGCGGCTGTACGCGCTCGCCACACTGCGGCGCAACGGGTGGGGCACCCGACAGGCCACGGCCGGGCGCATCCCGCAGCAGGCGCCGACCCGGGCCATCCCGCGCCACGAGGCCGTCACCGTGCCGCTGAAGCTCCTGGACGTCGACGGCGGCCACACCCTGGAGATGCGCCTCCCCGGCCGCGAGAGTGCCGCGTAGCCGCACACTGGACGCATGGCCGCCGACGATTCGCCCCTGCCGCTGGAAGTCCCTCAGCGGCAGGGGCGCCCTCTTGTCACCTGCGCCCTCTGCGATGAGCCACTGACGGCGTCGGAATCCCGACGCTGGAAACTCGGACCGCGCTGCCGGCGCAAGCTCGGGGTGGGCAGCGGGCCGGGCGTCGGGCGGTTCGACGTGCCGCAGGACGGCATCCCCGGCCTGTGAGCTACCGGTGCCGGCGCTGCCTCCCGGACCTGCTCTTGGTGAGCGCCCGAGTCAGTGCCGCGGCCAGCATTCGGGTGACGCTGACCAGCAGCTTCATGAACATCAGGATCAGCGTGAACATGAAGCTGATCAGGCTGAAAACCAGGCCAAGCATGAGCGCCCTCCCCAGGTGAGGGACCGACCATAGCGGCACGCCGTCCCGCTGACGACGAAGCCCCCGGTCGACGCCGGGGGCTCTCCGCTGCGTGCGGTTACTCGCCAGGTGCTGGCCTCCGCGCGAGATACCGCTGGATCCAGGCGACGGGCCGATCATGCCACCGGGCCGCCACGATCCCCAGCGCCACATCGGTGACGGCCAAGGCGGCCAAGCTCCGGTCGGTCGCCGCGTAGACCAGGCAGCAGGCGATGACCGTCAGCGGGATGACGGCAGCCGCGTACAGGGTGACGGCGAGGCGGAACGGGAGGAGGCCGGGGCGGTCGGCGTTCACAGCTCCTCCTCGGTGCCGTTCGCGGCCGCGCGGATGTGCCCGATGCCCGCGAGGTACGCCCCATCGAAGTCGGGGCTCGTCGGTTGGGCGCGCACGGCACGCTCGATCCGGTCGCACTCGCGCAGCACCCGGACCAGGGCGGCGGATGCGGGCGGCTCCGGCTGCTCGGTGTCCAGGATGCCGGCGAGCGCGATCGCCAGGCCGACGTCTCCGCCCGGGCGGTCCCGCCACATGACCGTCGCCTCGGTGATCGCCTGGATTCGCTTCTCGGCGGCCTCGGCGCGCGCTTCGGCCTGCTGCCGCGCTTCGTGCGGTGTCAGTACCCCGGGCCCGTGCCGCTGCACGACGAGGGTGTACAGCTCCGGCGACTCCGCGACCTTGACGTCCATCTCCAGCCGCGTCTCGGTGTAGTTCGTGGCGTCGCCGAGCATCGACCGGGCGGCGGCCACCCAGTGGGCGAGGAGGTCGCGGGCGGATGCGATGTCCATCTCGACGCCGTTGCGGAAGTCCATGGATCGAATGCCCGTCTCGGCCAGTTGCTTGTCGATCCAATGTTCGGCAGCGGCTTCGGCGAGTACGGCCTCGACGACGGGCCGCAGATCCCCGACGGGGCGGTAGTCGTCGAGTGCGGCTGCGGCGACCTCAGTGAGGGCGGTGAGCGGGTCATCGGGCATGGTCATTTCCTCCAGGTATGTGATGGTTCTAGTGTCCCGCGAACCGCCCCCGCGCGCACCCCTGTTGACGGCATCGGTGCAGGTCGGCGGGGTGATGACGGTCACGCGGAAGGGTGTTCGGGGCGGGGCCACTAGGCTGCCGCGATGACGATCAGCGAGAAGCAGTTGAAGATGCCCTACGCCACCGCCGCCCGCGACCGAGCCGAGGCCGGCGGGACCATCTTCGTGTGGCGCGCCCTCGTGCCCGCCAAGGAACGCCACGAGATGACCGGGCTCGCCGACACCATCGAGGCCATCGAGCACCACGGGTGGCGGCTGGAGCAGGCATGGCCCGGCGGCATGGACTCGACGCTGCAAGGGGCGTGGCTGCTGATGTTCCGGCGGGTCGGGGCGTAGGCCATGGCCGGTTCGCGTCCTTGTGGGTAGAAGATCCCTGCCCGGATCCTCGACGGCAGCGATGCCAATCGGAGGGGGACCCGAGTGCCGTTCGTCAGCAACGACGTGCTGCAGCAACTCTTGATCGAGTTCGGCAAGTTCCAGCAACGCCTCGACGATCAGCAAGAGGCCATCAGGCAACTCGCCCAGACGAACAGCGCCGCCGTCGCCGCCAACCTCAACGAGACGCGCGACATCGTCAGCACCGAACTCGCCGCCGTCCGCGACACCCTCCGGGGGTTCGACCGGACCAATGGCGACGCCGCGGCCGGCCACCTCAGCGAAGCCCGGGAGGTGGCCCGTCGGGCACTGGCCGAGCAGCGCGACCTCAACGCTGCGAACCTGGTCGCCACGGTGGCCGCCATCCGCGACGACATCGCGCACCTCACCCGTCCAGCGCAGGAAGCTCCAGCAGAGGCCGTCAGCGTGCCCACGGCGGTACCGGAGGCACCCGAGGCAGACGAGGGCCACAGCGACCTCCTGCGCGCCGCAGCAGGCATCTCCGCCGCCACCCTCAACGTCCACCGCGACACGTGGGCGTTCCTCGTCGAGCACGCCGGCCAGGACCGGCACTTCCATATCCCCGGCGAAGTCATCGCCGACGGCGGCACCGTGCGGGTCGACGTGTCCGGGCCCAGCCTCGTCGCCGCCCTCATCACCCTTCGCGCCGTCCACACGGCACCCGCCGCCGACCCGGGCACGGCGGCCATCGCCCGGCAGTTGTACGACCGCATCGCCGGCACCGTCAACGCCGCAACCGAACCGGCCGCTATCGGCAGCGAGCCCGAGGCCGAGCCGGCCGCCGACACCGAGTCCGCCGTTGCCGAGCCTGATGGTCAGCCCGAACCCGCTCCAGCCGAGACCGCGGACCCGGCCGAGCCCGAAGACGCCGACGGGGCGGCGGAGGACCAGACCTGATCCAGCCAAGGTGCCGCCCCCGCCCAGTCGGCGGGGGCGGCTTCGCTTTGCGCTCACCTCGGAAACCGCCGCATCCACACGGGGATGCCCACTGCGGGCTTATCGATCTTGTAGTAGTGCCGCAATCCGTACATGAAGCTCAGCTCGTCAACGGAGCGCACCGAGTACTCCTCCTTGATGGCCCTCGGGTCACTGGCCTTCAACTGAGCCAGGGCGCGGCGCCGCGCATCCCTGTACTTCGTCGGCCGTCGGTCCTCGAACTGCAGCAGCAGCCGGCGAAGCCGGTCTTCGTCGAGCTTCCGCGCCGCCTCGTACAGGTCGGCGAGTTCCGGCGGCAAATCGTTCGCGCCCGCGTGCTGGCCCGCACGAGCGGCAGCGAGTGCGGTGGAATCTTTGCCCGCTTCTTCTTGCTGCAGGTTCGTCTTGTTAAACCCCGTGTTGTTAAAGAGTTCCTGACCCTCGGGACTACTGAAGTCTGGAGGTACTGAGCCCTGGAACTCCTGGGAATCCGTACCTCCGGGCTGACCTGCGAAGATGGGCTGATCGCAGATGTACGTCTCCGTCCGCCACTTCTGCTCTCCCGGCTGGGCGTCCTTGACCTCGATCCGCTCGTGCTTGAGGTAGCCCTTCTTCTCCAGTTCCTGCATCGACTTCCGCATGGCGTCCCGGCCCTCGACGTCCGGATCTCCGGCGCGCTTGGCCGCATCCATGAGCATCTTGAACGTCATGTGGTAGCCGTCGGGGTAGCTGAGGAGGTCGACGAGCAGGCCTTTGGCGCGCCAACTCAGCCGGCGGTGCTGTGCGGTGGTGTTCGCCACCGGCACCCAGCCTTCGTCCGGCCTTGTCCGTATGGTCCTCACTGGGCTCCACCTGCCGTCTGGCGGGTGCGGGCGCAGCCATGTACTTTCAAAGGGAACCTCGTTGGATCTGGCGGGCCACAAACCCGCTGATTCCGAAACGGCCGGGCCTCCTACAGCCCGGCCGTTCGCATGTCTGGCTACGCCTTGGGCAGCGTGATGTACCCAGCGGCTTCCACCTCGGCCAGAAGCTCGTCCAGGTCTTCCGGCTCGCCTCCCCGGGCGCGGCGCTTCATCTCCGCAGCCTTGGCAGCGTCGAGGTCGAAGTCACCCTTGCGGGCGATCAGTTCGACCAGGAGGGCGCGGCTGGCCATCGACATTCGATGGTTGCGCAGGATGGCGTTCGGGATGCCGACATGGCCCTCCTCGACCTCGTCCTGCGGTACGCCCTCGAAGCACGCGGGGCTCAAGATGATCTGCACGTTGGTTCCTTTCGGTCGTCACTGTGAGAACGACCGGGCAGGCCGAAACCCGCCCGGTCGTGGGGTTGTTCAGGGGTGAATCAGGCCATCTGGCGAAGCAGAACGCGCGCGGCGGTGAGGGTTGCCTCCAGTTGGGCGACAAAGATCTCGGCCTCGTCGCGGCCCATCTCCACGCCGGCCTCCCCGACCACATACAGCCGGGTGTCGCCAGTGCCCCGCCCCTCGTCCAGACGGAAGAGTTCCATGCGCATCAGCGCGTCGTCACCGGCCACGAGCGACCGCGGGTTCGACAGGCGGTACTCCGGCGACCAGTGCGCCGACAAGGCATCCACGTGGCGCTCACGGCACCACGACGGGCAGGGGATGGGGCGGGGCAGTGGGGTGACGGCTGCCACGGGGGCGGCGGTGAGGGTAGATACACCTTCGGTACGCTGGGGCATGAGAGCTCCTTCTTTGAGGATGGGGATTCTCGGATCAGCGGCGGGAACCGCTGGTTACTGCGGCCGGGGTGTTTGCGCACTCCGGCCGTTCTGCTGCCTCAGATGAAGCGACAGAAGGCTGCTGTGGCGTCGTCGTAGGTCTTCGTCCGAGGCCATTTCGTGCAGGTCGGATCTTCGTCCTCGGCGGCCCGAACCTGCCGGATCAGTTCGGCCGGCCCGTGGAGATCGAGGGTGTCGAGCAGCTCACCCCAGGTGGCGAGGCCGAAGTCGTGCAGGCGAGTCGCGCCGTCAGTGAGGACCGCTGCACGCCGGATGTGGCGGACGCGGCCGGTCACGGCGTGCGACGCGGCCTCCGGGTCGGTTGAGGCGATCCAGTACCCGCCGGGGACGTTCCGGGCCGCGCGCCGTTCGGCGATCATCGCCCGGCGCCGCTCCGCGTGGTTCGCGTCGCTGGTGGCGGTGGCCAGGACTACCTCCGCCAGCTCGACGGCCGTCGCATCCACGCGCGAATCCTGGATGACCTGCATGCCCTGGAGGGTGTCCAGGATGACCGCCGAGTCCGACAGGACCAGGTATTCCACTAGCCCGAACGACCGCAGGATGGCCACGGTGGAGGCCGGCGTGCCCGGGTGGGTGAGGTCGCAGGTGTCGGCGTGCAGGGCGCTCACCTCCGCGATGGTCTCGGCCAGCAGGTCGGCGAGCGGGGTACGGTCCTGCGCCTCGGTGCCGACCTTCACCAGCAGGCGCGTCCCCAACTGCTGCACGTACCAAGGCGTGCCGTGCGCGCACCCCGTCTCCATGCCCGCCGGGACGGAGACGCCGTCGAGGACAACCACGGCGTGCGCCGTGGCGGCCACGAAGTCCTCGCCCAAGAGTCGGCCACCGCGAGGGCTGGGGCGGGTCGCGAACTGAATATCTTTGAACATCCTCAGCTCCCGTGGCGATAGATCGGCGAGATCAGGCTGGCTGACGTGACACGCAGAGACTCGGCGTCGTAGGTGCATTCGACGAGGGCAGAGAAGCGCTTCGTCTTGACCTCGCGATACAGGTCCGGCAGTGACGTTTCGAGGTAGGTCACCGCTCCCTGAGTGCCAGTGGCGTGAATCCCCGCGCAGATAAGGAACGTGCCGCGACCGTCGGGGCGGGGCAGTCGGCCGATGTAGCCGATGTCGCGTGGCTCCCCGTCGTCGCGGAGTGCCCGGTAGTCCACACCGGCGGTGTGGTCGCGCACGTACCAGAGCCCGGCATCGTCCTTGTGGAAGCGCAGGTGTGGGTCGCCGTCGAGGATCTGGCCGACAAGGGGGAAGAGGCGCGGCCCGGCCAGGATGACCAGGTTCTCCTTGTTGAGCTCGACGATCCCAGGTGGCGGGACGTACTCCTCCGTGGAACTCAGTTGGTAGTCGGAGGCCAGTTTGCCCAATCGGTTCGCGGCGATGGTCGTTTCCTGTGCGACTACCGGTCGCCCCCTGCCCTCCTCGCGCTTCTGCCCGATGACGATCGTCAACAGGCCGTCGCCAAGGAATGCCCGCTCGGGGGACGGGCCCGTCTTGAGGAGTTGACCAATACGCCCACGGGTGACGCCGAGCAGCTCGGCAACCTCTGTCTGCTTCATGCCTTGCGTGAGTTCAGCCAGGGCCTCGCGGCGAATGCGGGCAAGCTCATCGATCACACCCTGGCGCACAACCATCAGGCTTATGGCCTTCTTGGCGCGCTTCAGGGGATCGGGCTCGTCGCGCAAGGCCCTGACTTCGGGGTCCAACTTCTTCTCCTCGGTTGGTGGTTGACATGACGTTATAGGACCTCTACGGTCTTGTACAGTCCCCCTCGACAGATGCCGAGGGAATAACAAAACGGCCTCGTCGGGTGTCTCACCACCCGACGAGGCCTAGGGGTCCGGCTCGGTGTCTCACCACCGAGCCGGCCAGCCAGCCACCTGCCAGTAACAGGGAGCCAGCAATGCCGAATGCTATCGGTGCACCCGTAACGGTGCCCACCACCCCCACGAAGCCGAGCCCTGCGCCGGCCAGTCCCATCGTCGTAGCCTCGGGCCTTTCCGTCTCGGGTCTCGCGGCCCTCCAGCGGCTCCTCGTCGCGACGGACCGGTGGTCGCAGTGACCACCTTCGCCATGAGCCGCGCGGACATCGAGGCCCATGAGGCTGCCAGCTACGTCCGCCCGCTCCCGAAGCGTGTCCCGGGTGAGGCCAAGAAGGCCAGCGAGGTCGAGGACGCCTACCTGGAGCGCGCGGAGCAGATCGCCGCCAAGCTCGCCACCTGGGTCGCCTACGACCGCAGCAGCTACGAGCTCGCCGCCGGTGGTGAGGAGCTGTGAGCGCCGCGACCGAGCAGCCCACCGCCCAGGACTCGCAGGCCGTGGAGTACCACTACATCATCTCGATCCAGGCCCGTGGCGGGGCCTCGACCGTCCGCGACGGCTTCCTGACGGTCCCGTCCGGGAGTACGCGAGCGGAGTGCTACAGGTTCCTGAACAAGCAGTTGCTGGAGGAGTTCGGAACCTTCAGCCTCCTGTTCTTCTCGCTGGAGCCCAACCAACTCGCGGTGGGAGGCGTCCGGTGACCGCCGACCTTCCGTCTCCGGCGTTCGCGGCCGAGGAGCAGAACCGTGCCAACGGTCTGGCCGCGCGGATCGTGGAGATCCAGGCCACGCCCGGTCACCCGTCGGCCGGGAGTGTCGGCCACTACCAGGCCGCCTACCAGGACGCGTCGGGGAACGCCGCCAAGCACGGCGAGCAGCCCGGGGGTGCGCGATGAGTGGCCTCCCGCCGATCATCCCGGATCTGCCGCCGAGGTTCGCGTTCGCCAGGGCGCTGCGTCGACTGGCCGCCGCCGTGCGGGGGTGGTGACGGTGGCCGCCCTGACCGACGCCGAGCGTGCCGAACTGTCCCGGAAGCTCGCCGAGGCCAACCGGCGCAGCGAGAACCGGCCGCGCTGATGGACCAGCCCCTCATCCACGACGCCGACAGCCCCGACGGCCGCCCGGCCACCGACGACGAACTCGCCGCGATCCTCGGCAGGTTCACGGCCGCCGACGGCACCAACTACCTCGACCTGTTCAACGCCACCCGAGAGGACCAGCCGTGATCCGCATCTTCCGCAAGGTCGCCGACATCCTCGGCGGCTACGAGCGCCTCACCTGCCCCCACTGCAACCTGCACATCCGCTTCCGGGGCGTGGACGACGCCGAAGCCAAGCGCCTCCGGGCCTCCATGGCCGAGCACATCGAGCAGCACACCCACTAGACCGCCGGGCTTGATGCGGACCACCGCTTCGACGACCCGCCAAGCCCGGCAAGAACCGCCGTCACCCCGGGGTGTTCCCCCGCGGCCCGGGGTGACGGTGCACCACCCCACGCAGCACGCCCGCCCCGACCACCGGAAGGAACCCCCGTGTCTACTCCCGCCGCCCCGACCGCACCTACCCCGCCGCCCCGGAAGCTCAGCGTGTCGACCGTCGCCCTGTGGGTGCTGCTGGTCGCCGTCCTCGGGTCAGCGCCGTCCCTGCTGGCCGTGCCCGTATGGATGCTCCACCAGCCGTGGATCACCGTGCCCGCGCTGCTGATCGTGGTCATCGCCCGCTTCAACCCGAAGGCCCTGCTGACGGTCGCCCTGCTCGGCCGCCAGTACGTGGTGCAGCAGCGCCAGTCCAAGACCGCCACCGCCTGAGGAGACGTGATGAGAGAGACGTACCGGACCGTCATTCAGGGCCAGATCCTGCACGGCACCACGGTCGCCAAGTGCCCCAACTGCCGCACCGACCGGGGCCTGACCGTCTACGGCTACCTCGGCGGCGACGCGCGGCTCGCCTGCCCGTGCGGCAACGACTTTCCCGTCCCGCCGCCCTTCGACGCCGAACTGCTGATGCGCCAGACCGCGACCGACGCCCGTCGGCGGGTCACCAGCCTCACTTACGTCCGCTGAACCGACCACCCGACCAGACAAGGAGAGTCTCGTGACCGCCAGCCCGACCAAGGTGAACGGCACTGCCCGGCCTGCCGTGCCGATCTTCGGCGACTGGCAGAAGATCAGCATCGACGGGCCCGCGACCGTGTGGGAGCGTCAGCCGGCCCCCGAGGTTCCCGCCGCCTCCGCCGATGTCACCCCCGTGGTGATCGTTGATCCGCGCGCCGAGGCTGAGGCCAAGGCGATCCAGCTCCGTGCCGAAGCCGAGGCCGAGGCACTGCGGGTCGAGGCCGACAGTAAGGCCGAGGCCGAGCGGATCAAGGCCGAAGAGGAAGCCCGCCGTCAGAAGATCGCCAACGACCGCGCGGAGATGAAGCTGGAGCGGGACCAGGCCGACCAGGCCGCCTACCTCGCCAAGAAGGGCGCCGAGGAAGCGGCCTCCAAGGTCGCCAAGGACAAGGCCGACCAGGCCGCCGCAGACGAGGCCAAGAAGGACGCAGACCGCGAGGCCGAGCAGAAGCGCAGCGAGTCCCTGTGGAAGTGGGGCGCCCGTGGCATCTACGCCGTCGGCCTGATCATCGCCGCGCCGGTGCAGTTCCTCGACTTCTGGGACCCCGCCCGCAAGTTCCTCGTCGCCGCCCCGGTCCTGCTGGAAGGTCTGGCTCTGGTCCTGGCGTGTGGTGCGGCTTGGGCCGTTGCCCACCGGCGCGATGTGCTGCCCTACCGGATCGGCATCATGTTCGGCGCGCTCATCGCGGCCACGATCAACCTGCGGGGCGGCCTGACCAATCCGACCATCGGCTTCAACGCCGGCCTCATCGGGGCCATCGCCTCCCTCGGCGGCCCGATCGTCCTCATGGCCTACGAGCACGGCATCGCACAGAAGGTCGACGGCATCCCATCGTTCCGGGAGCGCCGCGCCGCCACCAAGGAGAAGGAAGCCGAGATCGCCGCGCGAGACAAGGCGAAGGCCGAGAAGGCCGCGGCGGAGGACAAGGCGAAGGCCGAGAAGACTGCGCAGCAGCTGCACGCCGAGGCTGAGCAGAAGCGCCGGGACGAGGATCGCCAGAAGCATCACCCGGAGGTGTGGGGGGTCGCCGACGCGCTCCGTTCGGCGCGTGGCTCGGCGACTGTCACGGAGCAGATTTGGAACGAGGCGTGGCAGCGGGTTACGGGCTCCAGGGTGGTCGGCGTCACGCCCGAGATCGAGGCGTTGAGCCGCGACGCTCAGGCCCGGATGCAGGCCGCCACGGAGATCACTCCCGGTGACGCATTGTCACAGGTCGAATCCCAAAAGGTACCCCGCACCAAGAAGGACCCCGACACCCCCGACGGGCGCCGCTTCAACGGCGGCGTTCCGCCCCTCCGCACGCGCGGCGACGCGCAGCCGAACAGCCCGCTCGCCAAGAAGCAGGCCGCCCTCGAACAGCCCGCCCGAACCACCGCCAACTGACCCGCCCAACCCAACCCCGAAAGGTCCCCATCATGTCCCGCCAGTCCATCCGTATCGTCCGCTCCGTGGCCCTGTCGGGTGCTGCTCTGGCGGCGCTCGGGATCGCCACTCCGGCGGTCGCCGCAGCCACCGAGCAGACCTCCACGGTGCAGTCCGTTCAGGCCGCCACCGACACCACCGTCCGCCTCGCCGACGGCACCCGCACCATGACCGTCCGCGGCCTGCCGACCACCCACTACGCGGCCACCGCCGACCACTCCGACGCGGTCATCACCGTGGCTGCCGTCCAGCCGTCCGTGGCCCCCGTGGTCGACGCGAACGTCACCCCGGCGGTCGACCAGGTCACCCCGGCGAGCGTCAGTGGCGGCACCATCGGCGTTGGCATCGTCGGTCTGATGCTGATCGGCGTGATCGTGTTCATCGGCATCAAGGGCCGGAAGGTCGCCGCCAGCTGGGCGATCACGCTCGTCGCGCTCGGGGTGCTCCTGGACGGGACGTTCGTCGGCCCGCTGATCAAGCAGCTCACCAACTCCGCCGTCACCGCTGCCGCCAACACCCTCACCAACTTCTAACCCAAGCCTGGAGCCCCGCCGCCATGACCACGCACGCCACCCCGCCCGAGACGGCGGGCCCCCAGATACCGGTCCAGAACCCCATCCCGCCCATGCCCGGCCACGCCCCCTGGTTCAAGTCGCCGGTACCCGCCGACGCGCCCCCGCCGCAGCCCAAGCTGACGGTGTGGGCGCAGACCAAGCGCGGCTGCCACCTCCTCTACCAGCAGGGCCGCGCCTGGGTGCTCCTTGAAGGTGTCGACGAGGACGCGCTGACCAAGGACGTTGTCCACAAGCGGGCTGCCGAGAATCGCAAGGCCATCCGCCAGCACCACAGCGAAGTCCGGGACCTGCAGAAGCAGGCCGCCACCGCCGCCAACCAGGGGCACCCCGGGACGGCAGACCGCTTCAACCAGGCATTCGCAACTCGCGTCACCGTCGGCCCCGTACTCCCGCACGCGGACGACGACGTCACCGAGAAGGACATCAAACGCCACAAGCTCACCCAGCAGGCCAGCCGGTGCGCCATGGTGGCTGCGGGCGTGGTGGCCGGCTGGATGATGCTGGGGAAGATGCAGCACCCCATCCTCGGCGTCCTCGCCGCGCTGCTCGGCGGGTTCGGTGCGGCGTGGTGGGCGGGGCGGAACCGCGAGGCCGACGACAAGGAGTCGTCTCCGGTAACGCTGGCCGCTGAGTCACCCGCCACCATCGCCGCCGCAGCCTCCGCAAGCGCTGCGGGTCCGGTCGCGCTCACGAAGTCCGAGGACGTACAGGTGCGGGGCGCGAACGACCTGGTCACCGCGCTCATCAAAGCGAAGATCATCGAAGAGGCCGACCGCGAAGAGACCAGCGTGCTCGGACTCCGCACCGACGGCCCCGGCTGGACCGCCACCATCGAACTGCCCGGCGGACGCACCGCTGAGCAGGCCATCGCCCGCCTCGTACCGCTCGCCGGCGCACTGCGCGTCAAGGCGTCGCGCATCGAACTGAAGAAGGACACCAGCGCCGAGGGGCATGAGGGTCGGTTCACCATCTGGGTCGCCGACGCCGACAACCCGTTCGGCACCGGCAAGACCACGTCACCCCTGATCAACGCCCCGGAGTGGAACTTCTGGCAGCACGGCGTACCGCTCGGCCAGGACGCCCGGCATGACCGGCAGGCACTGCACCTGCTGTGGTCGTCGCTGCTGATCGGTGGTCTGCAGGACTACGGCAAGTCGTACCTGGCACGGCTGATCGCCTCCGCTGGCGCCCTTGATCCCTACGTGCGGATCATCGTTATCACCGGCAAGTCCGGGCCGGACTGGGCGGCCCTCAAGAAGATCGCCCACGCCTACATTTCCGGCTCCAAGCCGGACACCCTCGTCGAAGTCCACGAGGTGCTGGACGACCTGATCGGCAGCATGCAGAACCTCGGCGAGCAGTTGGAGAGCCTGTCCGAGACCGACCCCCAGCAGTGCCCCGAAGGCAAGCTCACCCCGGCGCTCGCCCGGCAGCCGGACAAGAGGCTCACCCTCCTCATCGTCGACGAGCTCCAGGAACTCCTTGACGCCGCCGCGAACACCCGCGTCAAGGTCGTCGAGGAGGACGAGGACGGCAAGGGTGCGAAGCACCGCAACGGCAAGGACGTGCTGGTCGAGACCCTCGCCCGGTACGTGCGCGTGGCCCGGTTCGTCGGCGGCATGGGCGTGTTCATCACCCAGCGCCCCGACTCCGACAGCGTCCCGACCAAGCTGCGCGGGGTGTGCGTGAAGCGCGCCTGCTTCCGGGTCAAGGGCGACGCCTCCGCGCGGATGGTCCTCGGTGACGATGCGGTGCAGGCCGGCGCGGCGCCGCACAAGCTGCTGGAGCACCACAAGGGTGTCGTGGTCCTGGATCAGGGTGCGGAGTCGGGTCACATCACGCAGAAGTCCGATGTGATCGAGCTGCCGGAGTTCCGGGAGATCGTGGAGCGCGGCTACGACCTGCGGGTGAAGGCCGGGACGCTGACGGGTCAGGCGGCGTCGCGTAGTCGTGTCGATGAGGCGGTGGCGCGTGCGGCGGAGATGCGCCGGGATGCGGTGGCGGTGTTCGATCGGCTGGGGGTTCCGGAGACGCAGGGGCTGACGGCTGAGTCGCTGGCCGAGGAGGTGGGCGTTGATGTGGATGCTCTGCGGGAGCGTCTGCGCCGGGATGGGATCACAACAACGAACATCGTGACGTTCGGGGATCGCAAGCGCCTGAAGGGCTTCAAGCGGGACCAGTTCACTGCCCCGGAGGCGGCCTGATAGGCCGTACACCCCCCGCACAGGGCGACTGTTTGCCCAGGTAGATGCTGGTATGTGACCCGTACACCCCCCGCTCACCGGCCTCCTGGGGCCGTCCACCTGTACGGCTGATGGCCCCGACTGTACGCCCCGCATACCGGCACATAGCGGTCACTGCACGGGGGGTGTACGCCCCACAAATCAACACAAACCACCGCCCCCGACGGGGGCTTCCCTCAGCACACCCAAAAACCGGGACCACCCCGGACCAACCCGAAAGGAGCCCGTCATGGGCACTTGGTACCGCGCCACCGACTGGATCGACGGAAAGCTCACCGACGCCATCCACAAGACCGGCGCCAGCAACGAAGCCAAGCGCTTCGCCAAGAAGGTCGTGATCGGCAAGACCTACTACACGATCAAGACGGACAACGGACCGGGCGCCCGGCAGTACCTCGACGAGCACGTCTTCATGAAGATCTCGACCTTCACCGGCCTGCCCGAAGGCGCCCCCGACGTGTGGGCGTGCGCCGGCCCCGTCTACGACAACCGCAACGCCCCCGGCTGCAAGGGCCTCATGACCCTGCGCGAGTACCGCGAGTGGCTCAACGAAGACGACGGACCGGACATCAGCCGCAACCTCAACGACTACGCCGACAAGCCCAAGCGCGGACGCCGCGCCGCCTGACAAGGAGATCCGCCATGCCCAAGCGTCCCAGTGCCCGGTCCGCGTACACCACCGAGCCCGGCTTCGACCCCGAGGACGGCACCCCCGTCATCAACATCCGCAGCCAAATGACCGGCGGCCACATCGTCACCAGCCGCGACACCCAGCGGGAGGCCGACGCCGAATGCGACCGCCTCGCCGCCATGTGGGACGCCCTCCGCTGACCTGCCCGCTCATATAGAGGAGACCCCATGTCATTCCAGCCCGGCGACAGTGTCGGCTTCGAGCCCGGCGATTGCGTCGTGATCACCCATCCACACCCTGAGCACAAAGCCCTAGAAGGCAAGACGGCCACCGTCCACACGATCTATCGCGGGTTCGTCGTCCTCAAGGGCGTCGGAGACGGCATCGGTGAGCGACTCCGTGAGGCGCTCATCAGCAAACCCGCCTTTTGGCCCGATGAACTCACCAAGTCCTGACCTGCCCGACCGCCGTGCTCCACACGCCACGACCGGTGTGGGGTGCGGCGGCCGGACAGCCCGGCCAAGCGAAGGAGAACCCCATGGACAAGAAGACCGTCGCCACCAAGCTCGACGCCGCCGCGCAGAAGCTCCACGACACCGGCACCCGCATCGGCGGCGAGACCGGCGGACGCGTCGGCGACGCCATCGCCAACACCACCCTGGCCCGCCTCCGCAACTTCTGCGACGTCGACTGCACCAACCCCAACTGCGACCACTGACCCAAGGAGACCTCATGCAGTTCCAGCCCGGTGACCGCGTCACCGTCAGCCGCCCCAACCTGGACAACCTCGCCTACCACGGCAAGACCGGCCCCGACGAACTGATCGCCGTCAAGGGCCTCGAAGGCCGCATCCGCGAGGCCGTCATGGGCCGCCGCGGCTTCTACCCCGAAGAACTGACGAAGGCTTAGGAGAACCCGCTCATGACCAGTCAGCACCAGTCCGTCAACGACTACATCGCCGCCCGCCAGCGCGGCGACAACGCCGCCTGTGACCGCCTCGTCGCCAAGGTCAACGCCCGCTTCGCCACCCGCACCACCGACGGCAGCGAGATCGCCGAAATGGCCGAGGCCAGCATGACCGTGCCGTTCAACGGCGTAAGGCGGTAGGCGCCATGGACATCGCCATGACCGATCGCACGCTCGACGCCTACAGCGCCGCTATGCGCGGCGACCTCGACACCGCCCAGCAGATCGCCAACCAACTCAGCCCCGACGAGTACGAGGTGCTGAAGGCAGCCGCATTCCGAGCCGCCATCAACGGCACCGCACCCAAGGCGGGCTGACCCCATGCCCGCCACGACCGTCCTCCCTGCCGCCCAGGTCCAGCCCGCGGCCCGCACCACCCCCGCCCCGGAGCTGAGCCTGGAAGCGCGGATGGCGGCCGTGGACGCGGCCATGACCATCCGCCTCGAAGAAGCCAGCCTCGCCAACGACATCAACACCGCCCACATCGCAACCGAGCCCGTCGACTCAGCCGACATCATCCGCGGCCCCGTCGACACTCCCCGCACGCCAGTCGACCTGTACCCGACACCGGTCGCCAACCTCCTCCAGCGGGCACATCAGCGCCTCACCCGCGACGGATGGTGCGGCCACACCCCGACGACCAGCGTGCCGGGGCCCGACTGCCTGCAATCCGCGATCTACAAGGAAGCCCGCGGCGACTACGGGCTGGCGAGCGAGGGGCTGGACGTTCTGCTGGACGCCATCCGCCGGCAGTTCACCAACGCCGACAGCGTGCCCGGATTCAACGACGCGTGGGGCAGGCCGACCGTGCCCCTACGGCTGCTCGGCGCGGCTGCTGACGCGGCTGACGCCCGCGGCATCTGAACACCATCAACCGCAACCCAACCCAAGGAGAAATTCCTATGCGATCCGAAAGCAGCCTCGACCGAGCCCTTCGCCGCCACAGCGAGGCAGTCCGCGAAGAGCGGACCCAGACCGAGAACGACAGCCGCCTGGCGCAGGGCATCCCCCCGAAGCACTGCGGGGTCAAGATGTCCCTGAATGAGTACGGCGACTGGGCGTGCACTAGGTGCGGCGAGGTCTGAGCCCCGCCCAACCACGAAGGCCACCCCGCATGCGGGGTGGCCTTCCGTGCGTTCACCGTCCGCCTCGTCGACGGCTTCGGCGCGCTGCATGAACCGAGCCCGCCCCGCCACATCGAGGCCCCCGCTTTCGGCGGGGGCCTCAGCCGTCGGTGGGCTCAGCCTCGCCGCCCCGTGGCTCGCAGCGCTGCATCAGGCGGGCCCGTGCCGTGATCCCGTGCACCGGTTGCCCCACCGGCAGCATGCCGTGAGCAGCCAGCCACTCAGCCAACTCCGCCTCGTCATCACCCAACGCCCACAGTGCGACCGCCATGGGGTCGAGTGTGGCGGGCTGAACCGGCGCAGGGTGGGGAGATTGTGCAATCTGTGCAGCCATTGGCCCGGATGTCACCCAGAGTGTGCATGATTACAGTCAGAGACTGAGCACCTCGTACCGCCCGCACCCGAGGAGCACCCGCCCGTGATCCGCGCCTACGTTCACGAACCAGACCGCCTCATGGCCCGCATCGACATCTCAATCGTCGATCACCAGGGTGAGCAGCCCGAACGCATCATGCGTCTGGGTGACGACGGCCAGCCCGTCTGGGAGGCCATCGACCGGGACGGCCCGAGCATCGAACCGACCCTGACGCTTCCGCCCGTCGCTGGCCGGGCATTGCTGGACGCATTGGCCTTGCACTACAAGGGGGCCGAAGATTCACGGCAGTTGAGGAGGGACTACGACGCCGCGCTGATCCGGCTCGATGCCCAGGCGCTCGTCATCGCCGATGTGGTGCGCGCACTCGCCATCGGGAGGCAGGTGTGACCGCCTCAACTTCGACGACCATCACCCACTTCAAGGCCGAGACGGAAGCCATCGCCGAGGTGATGTGCGAGCAACTGGACGGCCAGCCCGAGCGAGCCCAACTCTTCATCGCCGGAATGCTCTTCGGCCTCGTGGTCGGTGGCCGCATCCTCAAAGGCGGCAGCGCCGAGGACGCCCTCGATGAGATGGAAACCCACCTCCACGCAGCCATCGGCAAGGCCTACCTGAGCGGTGCGATGGCCGCCGACGGGCCGTCGGAACTGCTGGCCTGCACTTGTGGCGACTCCAGTGCCGAACGCGACCCCTACTGGAAGCACTCCCGCGACTGCCCCGCCGGAACCTGAACGACCTGAGCCCGCCGCACCACCGCAAGGAGACCCGCCGTGCACGACCTTGCTACCGCCGAAGACTCCAGCTACGAGTGGCCGAAGTGCGTCGCCTGCAGCAAAGACCTGTGGGCCGATGAGGTTGATCGGTGGGCGTGTCGCCCCTGTCAGGACCGGACGGGGAAGCGACTGGCCGAACTCCCCGCCCTGTTCGCCCGCGTGAACACCACCGCCGCCCTCGTGCGCGGCTCCCGGCGCGGCACCGGCATGCCCACCGGCTCACGCGTCCCGCCGATCCCTGCCAACGCCGAAGTCCTCAACCTCGCCGCAGCCGGCGGTGTCGCCACCCGCCTGCAGGTCATCGAGGACGCGTGGCGGCAGACCCTCGGCTGGACCGTCACCCCGTGGCGCGGCAACGCCGGCCAGTCCCTGCCCAGGCAGGTCGAGTTCCTGGCCAACAACTTGGGCTGGGCGTGCGAGCGGTACGAGGAGGTCGGGCAGGACGTTGAGGAGGTGCGACGGCTGCACGCGGAGTGCACGGGCGCGCTGTCGCCGGACTCGAAGCCGGGGCGGGTGCGGATCGGCCTGTGCCCCGTCGTCTTTGACTCCGGACGGTGTGCGGCACAGCTCACCGCGACCACCGCCAACCACAAGGTCCGCTGCCCGAAGTGCCTCACCGAATGGCCCGACCTCGGGGCGTGGCGGGAGTTGCGGCGGGCGCAGGAAGCGGTCGACGGGATGATTGCGGCATGAGTGGAGGCGGCTACAACTACCTGTGCTGGGCGGAAGACCTCGAAGAGATCAACGGCAAGCGCCACGCCCTCCGCGAGATGGCAGACCGGCTCGCCGGACTCGGATACGCGCAAGACGCAGCAGCCGAGACCGAGGAACTGCTGGTGATGCTCCAGCAGTGGCAGACCCGGGCTCAGGTCCGCATGCAACGCCTCGCCGACGTTTGGAAGGCCGTCGAATGGTGGGACTCCAACGACGGCAGCGAGGACGGCGTGCGGGAAGCCCTCGCCGAATACCGAGACGAACACGGTCAGCCCGAGCAGGACCCCGATCCGAGGAGCAGAGCATGAGAGTGTCCGCACGGTGGGCAGACGGGTCCACGGAGCCCCTGCCCGATGATGTCCAGACGTGGGTGGACGAAGTGAACGCCGGACTCCGGGAATGGAATCAGCCTCTGGCGTTCGAGCCCACCGACACGACGATCGTGCTCACATTCGACGGTGGTGAGTCGGGCCCGAGGCAGCAGCACTGGGCGCCTCGCATCGACCTCATCGACCCGCAGGTGATCATGTGACCGAACTCGCCGACTTCCTCAGAGCCCGATTGCTGGAACGCCGCGCCGTCGCCGAAGCCGCGTCCAACTTGCAGGACGACCCGGAGCACGGCTGGGGAATCAGCGACAGTGGCGGCGAGTACGCCCCAACGGAGAAGCGCCGCTGGATCACTCCGCACATCGGAGTGCTCTACGAGCCCGAGTCCGCCGATCACGTCGTTGCGAACAACCCGGCCGTCATTCTCGCCGACATCGACGCCAAGGTGGCCATCGTGGACGCCTATGTGAGTGCGGAGAAGATCTTGGACGCGTGGGCATGTCCGGACGACCGGGACATCGGACGCTCAGACGGCATAGAAGAAGCGATTCGGTACCTTGCACTGCCGTTCGCCGAGCACCCGGGGTACAAGGAAGACTGGCGGCCATGAGCGACGATCTGGTGGCGTTCCTCCGGGCGCGACTCGACGAGGACGCCCTGTGGGCCACGGAGGCGAGCCGCAGAGACGACCACCCCGTCCCCGAGGGTGGTGTGCACTGGGAGTGGGTCGAGCCGGAGACGGACACGCCCGTGACGCCCGACCCTTCCCGGGGCGAGGATCTGACGGACGACGCTGACAACTTCCGGTTCTCGCTGCGCAGCGTGGAGGAGTTCCCCACCGGGAGCGGTGTCGGGCCGCTGCCGCAGTTCGCGATTCCGTATGCCGAGGAGATCCCGGCCGCTGTGGCAGGCCACGTTGTGCGTCACGATCCGGCGCGGGTCCTCGCTGACGTCGCAGCCAAGCTGGCCGTGCTCGACCACTACGCCAGGCTCGTGCACTACGCCGAGGTGGAGCAACGGGAGCCGTACATCCTCGCCGAAGGGGCTGGGTTCGTCGTCCTCAAGCTCTTGGCCGCGCCGTACCGCGAGCACCCCGACTACAAGGCCGAGTGGGCGCCGAGCATGTGACCTGACCTGCGGAAACGGCGACTTGAGCGGGCGATTCGCAGTAGAATTGGGGCAGTTGAGACCCCGGCGACGGATGCGAGCCGCCCCGGGCGTGGCCGACCCGAGCAGGAGATCGACGTGCAGGAACTTACCGTCCAGTGCGGGTGTGGACGAACGATGAACCCGGAGAATCGCCGAGGCCCCGGCAACTACCGATGTGGCTGCGGCGCGCGCATCAAGGTTGCGGCCAGGCCGATCACCCATCGCGTGTGCTGGTACGCCGACTGCAATGTCGCCCCGACGACACCCGAGCCATTGAGCCTTTGCGCCGAACACGAACACGATGTGGCCGCGAGGGTCGCTCATATCGTCGCCAACGGCGCCATGCACCGGTGGGCAGATGCGCGTCGCACAGCCGGAGAGGAGTGGTACCGGCCCCTCGACAGCTACCAGAAGGTTCCAGATCCGGTCCCCAGTTGGGTCTATTTCATGCGCCGAGAGCGCCTCATCAAGATCGGCTTCACGGTCGACCTTCGCCGCAGGGCGGAGACGCTGAATGCCACCGTGCTCGCAAAGACACCAGGCGGCCTCGCCGAAGAGCGCCAGATGCACACCCGCTTCGCCCACCTCCGCCGCCACGGCGAGTGGTTCGAGCCAGACCCCGAGCTACTGGAGTACGTCAACGGACTGCGGCGAGGGGAGCATCTGTCGCCCCTCGCTGCTTGACCTGCGCGTCCTGCTTGTGTCAAGGGGTGGTGCGCTGTAATCTTCAAAACGCACCTAGGACACGTGTCCCCTCAGCCACTCAGACCCCCACCGTGAACACTCCGGCGGGGGTCTTTGCGTACCCGGGAGGCGGCATGAGCGACTCTCTCGAAACCCAGTGGGCCGCCTTCCGTGAAGTCCAGCAGGAACCGGATAACCGCCAGCTCGTCGGCGACATCTGGAAGGCCGCCGAAGCCGCAGGGATCATGCCCGGCACCATCCGCGTCTGGATGAGCCGAGGCAAGATCAAGCCCCTGTTCGGGGAGCGCGGACACGAGGTCTTCCACATCCCCACGGTCATCGCCGTCGCCGAAGCCGGGCGGACGAAGAACATCCCACGCGACCCGGCCGCTAACGCCCGAGGCCCGCATGCCCGACGCGTCGCCTTACAGGCCGCGTAACCCCACACTCCTCGCGGTCCGGTTGAGTGCTTGCGGGGCGCTCCCGGACCGTGAGGACACAACCCCGGCGCTCGCACCCCGAGCGGGCGCCGGAACCCCGCTGCCCGGTCATCACTACGCCCGCCGGGCAGCGGGCCCCCCACGTCAGGAGGCGGCCGATGGCAGGGATGGACGCCGCCGACCAGAAGTTCCTGAGCGACATGATCGAACACCATCAGGCCGCGCTGACCATGTCGCAGCAGTACCTCGACAAGACCAGCCCCCGCCTCCGGCAAGCCCGCATCGCCGACCTCGCCCGCGCCGTCATCACCGCACAGACCGGTGAGATCGCCAAGATGCAGAGCTGGTTGAAGCAGGCGGGCGTCACCCCGACCAGTGGCGGCATGGATATGTGAACCGCGAATGGGAGGGCGACGTGGACGACGAGACGCCCATCGCCGCAACCACAGCACCGATCACAGCCGATGCCGCCCTCGGCAATGCGGCCAGGCTTCTCCAAAACGCCGAGATGATCACCGACCTCGCGTTGATGGAACGCCTCGAACGGCTCGCCGACTCCTGGATCGCCATCGCCCGCACCGTCGCCGAACGGGAGTGACCGTGCTCGAACTGATCTGCTACCTGCTCGCCGTGGTCCTGGCCGGTCTCGCCTCGATCGCGCCCAATGGTGCCGCACCCTTCGACCGCACCCGGCTTCTCGCCGCCGCGTTCTGCGCGTTCGCCGTGCCGTTCGTCATCCACGCCGGCCAGCACCTGTAAGCGCCACAGCCAAAGGCGGGAGGTGACGCAGTGGGCTTCCCGACCGGTGCCACCACGATCGCGGTCACCATTAACCGGCCCGTCCCGGCCGGTGGCGCAGCAAACACCGGCAGTGTGGTCTTCACGCCATCCACGATCCTGGTCGACTCCACCCACAAGGCGATCTACTCCGGCTCCGGGGCAGCCGTCCTCGACAACGGCGGCGCCGCCAGCATCGTTCTCCTCACCAACGACTCCGCAGGCGTCCTGCCCGCCGGATGGCGATGGCAAGTCGACGAGCAGATACCCGGAGCCCGCCGCACCTACTGGATCGACCTGCCGTCCACGCTCGGCTCCACCATCGACCTGTCCGCCCTGTCGCCGGTCTCCGGGCCGGACGGCTCCGGCGGCAGCCTCCCGCCCACCGGGCCAGCAGGCGGAGTCCTCTCCGGCGCCTACCCCAACCCCGGGCTGTCAGCGGCCACCGTGGCGCTGTTCGACGCGGCAGGGGCGGCAGCGACCGCCCAAGCCGATGCCGTAACGGCCGCGGCGGCGGACGCCACGGCGAAAGTCGCCGCACACCGGACCGCCACCGACCCACACGGCGACCGCGCCTACACGGACACGGCCATCGCAGCCCGGCCGGCATTCCTCACCACCAGCGGACAGCCCGACAACGCCCTCGGCATCAACGGCGACTGGGCCATCGACCCCGGTGCGCGCCGCCTCTACGGGCCGAAGACCGCAGGCGCATGGGCGACCTGGTCGCAGATCACAGCCCCCACCGGTGCGACCTGGCAGCTCAACGGCCAAGCCGCCCTGACCGGCAGCGACCTGTACCTCACGCACGCCACCGACGGCTTCGGTGCCGGAACCTGCTGGAACACCACCCTCCAGCCCACCGACGGCCTCGACGTCACCTTCGAAGTGGAGATGTCCGGCGGAACCGGGGCCGACGGCGTCACCTTCGCACTCGCCGATCCGGCGACCGCAGCCACGTTTGTCGGCGGAGGCGGCGGTGACCTCGGGCTCGTCGGCTGCACCGCCGTAGCGCTCGCCCTGGACACCGGAGCCGGTTCGAGAGCCCGCCTCGTCACCACCGACGCGACCACCATGACGGCCCTCGTCACCTACGGCGGCGCGCTCACCCTGCGGCCCGCGCCGGTTCAAGCCCGGATCCGGTACCTGAGCGGCGCGTTCACCGCATGGATCGACGACGTACAGATCGTCAACCAGGCCGTGGTCGCGGCGGCGAGCGCCCGCATCGGCTGGACGGGATCCAACGGCGGCGCCAACGACAACCACATCGTTCGCAACGTCGCCTTCACGCCCCGCGGCGGACTGCCGCTCTGAACGCCACATAGATCACAGACGGAGGTGAGCGGCTATGGCCACCTACGCCGGCAGCCGCATCCAGCACCAGACCCTCACCGCCTCCACCGTCGACACCGTCACCTTCGACGCCGACTACACCTTCGTAGAGATCGTCAACCGGGACGGCGCGGCAGAGATCTACGCCACCGTCGACTCCGGCATCACCCCCACCGTCGGCGGTGCCGGCTGCGACGTCCTGCCCGCAGGTATGAGTTCGCTCATCGTCAACGCGTCCGGCTACGGCTCGCCCACCAGCATCAAGCTCATCAGCGCCGGGACGCCCGCCTACACCGTCAAGGGCCTGCTGTGACGGCCGCGACCCAGCAGCGGGTCTTCCTCGGCGGCGGAAGCGGCAGCCGTAGCACGCCCTGGGTGTTCGACGTCACCGCCCCGGCATACGGGGCGGTCGGTGATGCGCAGGTCGTCGGCGACGGGGCAATGTCGTCCGGCGTCGCGGTCCTCACCAGCGCAACCGCTAACTGGCCCACGAGCATCGTCGGCAAGTCCATCTCCGTCAAAGGCGCAGCGGCGACCGGCGTCACAACGCTGGTCACGACCGTCGCGAGCCGACAGAGCGCCACGCAGATCACGCTCAACGCGGTGAACGCCTCCGCGGGCGCCGTGTCCAATGCGGTCGTCATCTGGGGCACCAACGACCAAGCCGCGATCCAGGCCGCAGTCGACGCCGCCGAGGCCTACCTCGCCGCCGGTCACACCTACGCGCAGGTCTACTTCCCCCCGAGGGCGTTCATCGTCGCCGGGGCCCTGAACGCCAGCAAGAGCGGCAACGGGCAGATCGTTTTCGGGCCCCAGGCCACCACGGGCGTGAAGCGCATCCTGGAATTCCGGGGCCAGAGCAGCGGCGCGGCAGCGGTGAGGCACTGGCAGCAGGTGGTGCCCCAGTTCGCGGGGTCCTGCATCATCAGCTTCGGCGTGTACGCGTCCACCGCCGCACAGATCACGAGCATCAACGCGGCCGGGAACCCCGCCGTGATCTGCGGGCCCAACGAGGGCAGCGGGTACGGCGTGGCCGCCGCCTACAGCAACACCATGGCCGTGCTGGAGAACCTGGCGATCCTGACCACGCACTCCTCCTTCGGGCTCACCTACGGGGCGTTCAACTTCTACGGGATCGCCAACGCCCGCGTCGCCCACGTCGGATATGGCACAGCGGGCACCGTGGCATCCCCGTCCACCGACTACACCTCCCCAGGACTGTTCGGCACCGGGCTGAGCTTCGGCGCACTGATGCCGGCGCCGGGGAACAACGACTACTCCATCGCCGAAGACCTGAGCTGCGGAGGCGGCTACACCTACGCGATCGCCTTCACCGAGCACGGCGTGATGCTCCGGCTCATGGTGCTGTACTGCTGGGCAGCCATCTGCGCCGTGGGCACCTACTTCGGCAGCGTCGGCTCCGTACACGCAATGAAGGTGATCTCCGCCTCGGTGGAGGCATGCGTCCATGAGCTGTACATCATCGGTGCCGGGTCGGAAGGCGTGGGCCCGACCATCCACGTGGACCAGCTGTCGACGGAGTCCAGCACCCCGAACATCGACGGCAACTCCGCCAACGCGGTGAAGTTCGCCCTGGGATACGCCATCCTGACGGGCCTGTTCACCGAAGCCGGGGTGAGCACATCCGGACCCTGCGGGATCGAACTGCGCAACGGCCAGGTGCCCCGGGCCATCAAGCGGAAAACCGGGGCGTTCACCGCGTCACCGATCGACCGCACCCTCACCTGCGACACGACCAGCGCCGGATTCACCGGAACGCTGCCCGCCGCCGACTTCAACCCGGTGCGGTATGTCTTCCACAACGTGGGCGCCAACGTGCTCGCTGTCGCGACTGGCACCGCGCAGACCATCACCACGGGAGCGGTACCTGGCGCCACCAGCGTGAATGTGGCCTCCGGTGCGATCTTGCGCCTGGAAGCGATGTTCGACGGCAGCGCATGGGGATGGTTCGCCGTCTGACCCTGTCCCGGCCGAAAAGGACCCGCTCATGATCCGATGCCCCGCGACCGCCACGCTCACCATCGACGGTCAGCCCCTCGAACTCCGCTGCGTTCACTGGGGCGACGAACCCGACGGCCGCCACCAAGGCGACCACCTCATCCACACGTCGCCCGCCATGGGCGACGACCCCACCTGGACCAACGACGATCCGCTGAACGCGGAGTAGCGCGCCCGAGGGAGAGCCCGCATGCCCACGCCGAGGGTCGGCAGCATCGTGCACTACGTCAGCTACGGGACCCCGGGCGGCGAGTACACCTCGCAGTGCCGCGCGGCGATCGTCACCGCAGTCCCCGACATCCTGTCCGGCGGCCTGTACGGCAAGGTCCCCGATGTGCACCTGTGCGTCCTCAACCCCGAAGGTTTCTTCTTCAATCAGAACGTGCAGTACGACGACCCCGCAGACCACGACCCCGGCAACGGCGAAGGGCCGCGCGGTGGCACCTGGCACTGGCCGGAGATCGTCGGGTAGTGGAGGCTGGACGCATGAAGTTCCGCCGTTGCAAGCCCGAGCCGCCAGCGCCACGAGCCAATCCGACGCGCATTGCGGTCCTCGAATGCGACCTGCTCGGCATCCAGCCCGAGCCCGGAACGGCGGCTTGGGTGGTCGTCGCGCTGCGCCAGTTCGGCAACTGCCTGGCCCATCAGCCCGCTGACGTCACCATATGCGGCGGAGCGCATCACGCACGGTGTATCCGCTGTGGACGCAGCATGATCCAGGGAGACGACGGGGTATGGCAGGTCGCGCGAACTACCGAACCCGCGAGGAATGTGTCGACCTGATCTGCCGCCTCACCCCGCCCCTCGTGCACCCCATCGTGATGCTCGCCGGGGGCAGGCAGATCCTCCAAGCGGCAGTCTGCGAAGAGACCTACTACGTCTCCGCTCAGGCTGTCGGCATCCCTGAGGGCGAAGCGCACGAGCTGCTGCAGCAGATGACAGACCGAGGCATGCGCCCCACCACGCCGCGCGACTACCGCAACGCATGGAGTTGGCTCCTCGAACGCTATTTCGCGGACAAGGCGTAGCCGCCAACGCAGAGCGATGCGGCGACCAGGTCAGACCGTAGGGCCACCCTCGCCCCGCCGCCACGGCCGATCCTTCCCGCCCGGCCGAAGCGTCACCTCCGGATCCGGCCCCGTCCGCCGCTGACGCGCCGTCGCCGCCACCGAGCCCAGCATCAACAGGCCACCGACCACCAGCCAGACGACCGTGAACTCGGCGATCACGCCGAACATCAGCACAGCCAGACCCACCACGAACACACCCAGCGCAGCATCGCTCCGCACGGCACACCCCCTCGCCCTTTGAGGCGACCAAGGTACGGCAGGAATCGCCGACCACACCCCATACGCCCGCAGATTGGTCCCTGCGGGAAGGAAGGCCCGACGTTCCAGGCGTCGGGCCTTCCGCGCTCCCTGGAGGCGAACATGGCCAAGACTGCAATCCAAACCGGTGACACCGGGCAGCATGTGGCGCGGAACATCCTGCGCCTTCGCAAGGCTCGGGCCCTTACGGTGCGTGGGCTTTCGGAGCTACTCGCTACGGCCGGAAGGTTCGTCCCAGCTTCCGGCATCACCAAGATGGAGCAAGGCGAGCGGCGCATAGATGTGGACGACCTCACCGCCCTCGCCGGGGTCTTCGGCGTCTCGCCCTCCGCTCTACTACTGCCACTCACCGACGACCCCGGCACCACAGTCGAGATCACCGGAGTCGGGTCAGTGCCTGCCGATGAGGCGTGGGACTGGGTGGACGGCCGCCGTCGGCTTGACCAGCCCTGCCCCAACCTGGACACGGCCTGTCTGGAGTACGCGCTGCACTCCCGGCCGCCAATCCGCCGGACGAAGGAACTCGGTCGTGGCTAGGCGCGGAGGCTGGCGAGTTTGTTCGAAACCCGGCTGCCCCGAGTTCTCGCAGGGCGGTCGCTGCGACGGCTGCAAGGCCGAAGCCGAGAAGACGCGTGGCACCGCCAAGCAGCGCGGCTACGGCGGCACCCGATGGCGGACCGCGCGACGTACCGTCCTCGACCGTGACCCCCGATGCGTCTGTACCGACGAAGGACACGGCCACAACGGACAGTGCCCCGAGCCATCCACCGTGGCCGACCACTACCCCGACGAACGCCGCGACCTCGTCGCAACTGGCGTACCCGACCCCGACGCACCCCACCGCATGCGAGGCGTGTGCGCCGACTGCCACAACCGCAAAACAGCCGCCACGGTGCCCGGAGGATTTTGCGCATGAGCAAGGACGGCCACCGCACCCACGCCGTGCAGATCAGCAGCAACGGATGGCGGCACCGGATCACAGTGGACGGCGTCGACCTGTCGCACGGACTGAGAGGCGCCGTCCTCACCATCGCGCCTGGTGAACTACCCACGCTCGCGATCGACCCGGTCATCTACGAACTCGACGCCACCGAACTCCAGCCCGCCCGCGTCATCGTCGACGACCACGCAGCCAAGGCCCTCATCGCACTCGGCTGGACACCACCCAAGGAGGCAACGTGACCACCAAGGCCAAGCCGGAGCCCACAGTCGACGAGCAGGCCGAGGCAGAGCAGGCAGTCCAGCCCGAGCCGGCGGCCGTCGAGCAGACAGTCGTCGAAGGCCCGCGCTGCGGCGCACCGCACTTCCTGCCCGTCCTCGCCGGACACGTCGCCTGCCAACTGGACGCCCAATACCTGGAGCCCGGCGAGGCCGGACACGAGCACCGGTACCAGGACGGCGACGCGCTCTACACCTGGACGTGAGTGACCATCAACACCCCAGCGTGACACGGCAATTCAGCGCCGCGCGCATGCTGACCTGGGACAATGGAACGAAGAACCCCGGCGAGTGCTGGTAACACTCCCGGGGCCGTGGTCCACCTGATGAAGGCAGGTCGACGTGGTCGATCGTATATGCACGCTGCCCGAATGTTCCAAGCCGCATCGAGCCAAGGGCCTGTGCTCTACGCACTACAACCAGCTCAAGCCCGACCGGCACCCGAAGACCACGGTCCCATGCACGCAGTGCAAGACGCCGTGCGTGAAGGAAGTGGGGCGCGACCGCCGGTATGGCGGGCTGTTCTGCTCGATGGCCTGTCGGGACGCGTGGCGCCAAGCGACAGGCAACAACCCGGCGCCGAGCCCCGAGGCTAGAGCGGCCGGACGGACGGCATTGCGGGCGATCCAGGCGACCCGACGCTGGAAGGCCCGAGCCAAGGTGAGGCGAGCCGCACGCGGTACGCGCGGCACGCGGTGGGTAGGCGGCAACTGCGAGCGGTGCGGCAGCTTGTTCGTGGCGCCAGACAAGGGGGCCGACGGGGCGCGCTATTGCAGCGACCGTTGCGCCCTTCGCTCATCTTCATCGCGACGCCGCGCGCGCCTGCGAAGCGCCAAAGTCGAACGGTATTCACGGCACGGGATCTTCGAGCGCGACGGATGGCGCTGCCACATATGCCAGCGCAAGACGCGCAAGGCGGAGGTCGTGCCGCATCCCCTGGCACCCACCATCGACCACCTCATCCCGCTTGCTCGGGGTGGAAGTGATACGCCGGCCAATGTGGCGACGGCACACTTCATCTGCAACTCGATCAAGGGCGATGGCGCCGGCGGGCGTGGCGATCAACTCGCGATTATGTGATCGTCTGGCATCACGCACCGTGACACCCCTGGGGACCTTCCCTGAATCGGACATAAGGGACGGACCGTCGGGGAGGTAGTTCGCGGTGCATACGGGTCCCCAAAATCGGACGATCTTGAACGTGTAGCTCTGTGTAACTGACGCTCCGCCGCAACGGCGGGCGCCGGCGTGCCGCAACGGCACCAAGGAGAGTGATCAGCATGGGTGCAGGACCCCTGCCCAAGGACCCCTCGCAGCGGCGCCGGCGCAACGCCGACACGGTGACGACGACCGTCCTACCGGCCGACGGACCTGATGGAGAGACCCCGGGGCTTCCCGGCGGTCACGACTACGACAGTCGCACGCTGTCCTGGTACGAGACGTGGCGAACCTCGCCGCAGGCTGCAACGTTCCTTATGACGGACTGGCAGCGGCTGCACATGCTCGCCGAGTTGGTTGAACAGTATTGGCAGGAGCCGCGAAAGGACCTCCTGTCGGAGATCCGACTCAACGAGGCCGCTCTGGGTGGCACAGCTGCGGATCGAATCCGGATGAGGTGGGTTGTCGCCGATCCGGAGCCCGCCGCGGCTGCAAAGACGCCACGGGCTGGCCGAGGCGCCACTTCTCGCCGTGACCGAATCCTGAAGGCTGTCGATGACCAGGCAGACGCCTGATCCCGACCGGTTCGTCTCCCTGGGCTTTACCGCGGTCGAATGGATCGAGACCTACCTGTGTCACGGCCCAGGTGACGTGCAGGGCGATGATCTGGAAATCGACGACGAGATGCACGCCTTCATCGTCAAGGCTTACAGACTCGACGCAGCGACAGGTCGCCGGAAGGTCAATCGGGCCTTCTTGTCTCGTCCCAAGGGCCGCGCAAAGAGCGAACTCGCCGGCGCACTGGTCTGCTTTGAGGCGCTTGGGCCTTGCCGTTTCGACGGCTGGGATGCCAATGGTGAGCCGGTAGGCCGTGAGCAGGTGTATCCGTTCATCCGTTGCCTGGCGACGGAGGAGAACCAGTCGGGCAACACCTACGACAACGTCACGGCGATGCTGGAGCACCTTGTTGAGAACTTCGGCGATGAGTTCCCTGGTATCGACCTGGGACGGTCGGCGCAGTCATCGAGCCGCATCTTCATCGAGGGCGGCGGGGAGATCGTTCCGTCAACGTCGAGCGGTGCTGCGAAGGACGGCGGCAAGGAGACGTTCTCGGTCTTCGATGAAACGCACCTGTATGTGCTGCCCGAGCTGAAGGCTATGCACAAGACGGTGCGCCGTAACCTGACCAAGCGGAAGCGCGCCGAGCCGTGGTCGCTGGAAACATCGACGATGTACGCGCTTGGCGAGGAGTCTGTGGCCGAGGCGACGCACGAGTACGCGAAGGCCGTGAAGGCGGGCCGAGTAAGGGACGGCGGCCTGCTTTTCGACCATCGTGAGGCCCCGCACGTCGAGGATCTACACGATGACGAGCAGCTGCTGCCAGCCCTGGAGTTCGTCTATGGCGACGCTGCGCCCTGGATGGATCTGGAGCGGATCGCGTCGGACATGCGGGAGCCGGATACGGACCCGGCGGACGCGCGCCGCTACTTCCTGAATCAGCCAGGAACGGCGTCGGCGAAAGCATTCGACAAGGCCCAGTGGGCGACGTTGGCGAACTCCGAGTTCGTGGTGCCCGCGAAAGAGCCGATCGTCATTGGCTTCGATGGGGCGAAGTGGCGGGATGCCACCGGGTTTGTGGCTACGCACCTGGAGACCGGCTTCCAGTGGCCGTTGGGGGTGTGGGAGGCGCCGCTGAACAAGCAGGAGGCCGAGGAGTGGGAGGTACCGGAGGTCGAGGTCAACCTGACACTCGCCGAGGCCTTCGACACCTGGACCGTGGTGCGCGTCTATGCCGATCCGCCCTGGTACGAGGAGACGGTCGCGGCATGGCAAGGCAAGTACGGGGAGAAGGTCGTCTCCGAGTGGTGGACTCACCGCGACCGAGCGATGGCTTTCGCGCTTCGGGGCTACAAGACGGCGCAGACGGCCGGGGACCTAACGCACGACGGTGACGAGGCGTTCGCTCGGCACATAGCGAATGCCGTAAAGCGCAACGCGCGTGCTCGGGATGACGAGGGCAAGCCGATGTGGACGATCCAGAAGGACCGCCACGACTCGCCCCGAAAGATCGACATTGCCATGGCCGGCTGCCTTTCGTGGGAAGCCCGGCGGGACGCGATCGCTGCAGGCCAGAACAAGCCCAAGAAGAAGTCGAAGATGCTGATTCTGCGCTAGGGGGTGCCTGTGGAGCGCTCCGAGCTGCAGTGGTTGACTCATCTGATCTCCTGCCACGACAAGGAGCTGAACGAGCTCAAGCGCCTGAACTCGTACTACGAGGGCTCTCAGCCGCTGTCGTACATGGCGCCCGAGCTTCAGGTCGAGTTGCAGGAGACGGTGCGGCAGGTGGTCATCAACTGGCCGCGCCTGATCGTCGACAGCATCGAGGAGCGCCTTGACGTCGAGGGCTTCCGTTTCCCCGGCGTGGCGGATGCGGATGACGAGCTGTGGCGGATCTGGCAGGCCAATGACATGGACGAGCAGTCGCAGATGGGGCATCTGGATGCCCTGGCGATGCGGCGCTCGTACATCGTGGTGGGCGCGAACGAGGATGACGACTCGACTCCTCTGATCACCGTCGAGAGCGCCCTGGACATGTTCGCGGAGTTCGATCCTCGGACGCGTCGGGTGGCTGCGGCGGTGAAGCGCTGGCAGGAGGACGGTGAGGGTGACCGGAAGGTCGATCACGCGACGCTGTATCTGCCGGATGTCACGGTGTGGTGGGTGAAGGAGTCCGGCCATTGGGTCGAGGACCCGGAGTATCCGCGGGATGAGCACGAGACGGGGGAGGTTCTCGTCGAGGTGCTGCCGAACCGCCCGCGCCTGAAGTGCCCGGGCGGCGTGTCGGAGTTGCAGGACGTGATCCCGCTGTCCGACGCGGCCTGCAAGATCGCCACGGACATGATGGTGTCCGCCGAGTATCACGCGACACCGCGGCGTGTGGCGTTCGGGTTCGGCGAGGAGGACTTCGTCGACGAGTCCGGGCGGCGGGTGTCGGCGTTCAGTCGGATCATCGGCCGGATGTGGGCGACGGAGCGCTCCAAGCAGGATGGCGCGGATGTCGTCCAGTTCCCGGAGGCGTCGCTCAGCAACTTCCACAACACGCTGAATCAGCTCGCCCAGCTCGTCAGTTCCCTGTCCGGCCTCCCGCCGCAGTTCCTCGGCTACTCGACCCAGAACCCGGCATCGGCCGACGCTATCCGTTCCAGCGAGACGCGGCTGGTGAAGCGCGCGGAGCGCAAGCAGCGGGCATGGGGCGGCTCGTGGGAGCGCGTCATGCGGCTGGTCCTGCGCGTCAAGGACGGCGAGTGGGATCCGGCGGCCCGGTCGCTGGAGACGATCTGGCGGGACGCTTCGACCCCGACCGTGGCGCAGGTCGCGGACGCTTCGGTGAAGAAGTTCCAGGCGAAGATCGTGCCTCTCCGGCAGACGCGCGAGGACCTGCGGTACACGCAGGCGCAGATCGAGCGCATGGAGGAAGAGGACGAGGCCGCAGCCCAGGACGCCATGCAGCGCATCATGGCCGGCGACCTGTCCGCACTAGAGGCCGGCCCGAAGCCTCCGCCCGATCCCGTCATGCCTGAGGCTGACCCCGAACCCGCGGAGGTGGCCTGATGGCCACGGGGTCGGTGCGGGATCTGTCGGCCGAGGAGCTCGCGAATGCCTTCTATGTGGCTCAGCAGTCGCATGCCCGCCGGGTGACGGACCGGGTTCAGCAGTTGTGGCGGGAGATCGACCGTCGCGATCTGAGCCGGTCGTGGGCCATCTACATCGGCCCGGAGGTGGTCCGGACCGTAACCGCTGGCCAGTTGGCTACGGCGGCAGCGGCGGACGCCTACGTCGAGTCCATCATCGCGGCACGGGGCCTGAGTTCAGATCCCGCGGGCCGTGTCCGTCCAGAGGCTTTCGCTGGGCTTGCCGCTGATGGTCGGTCGCTGGACACGCTGCTGGATCTGCCGCTCATCACCTCGAAGACGGCCATCGCGGCAGGCGTCGATGAGGTCGAGGCGATGATGACGGGCCTGCAGCAGTTGCTGCGCATGGCGGCGTCGGAGGTCACGGATGCCGGGAGGGCGGCCACTGGGGTGTCGATCGCGGGGAACCGCACGATCAACGGCTACATCCGGGTGGTCAATCCGCCCGCGTGCAGTCGGTGCATCATCCTCGCCGGGCGGGAGTACGGCTGGAATACAGGATTTCAACGGCATCCGCGCTGCTTCCCGGCCGGAGTGGTGGTGTCGGGGCCTAGGTCACAGGCGGCCACGCGGCGGTGGTTCCAAGGGGAACTCATTGTCCTCTCTACCGCGAGCGGCCAGAACCTCGCCCTGACCGGAAATCACCCGGTACTGACAAGTCGCGGGTGGGTTCCGGCGAACCTCATCCAGGAAGGCGACGAGGTAGTCCGCAGCACCCGCCCCGAGGGCGCTACGCCCCTCGTAGTCCCAGATCATTACGAGATGCCATCCCTCATCGAGGACGTATGGGGTGCGCTCAGCGTGCACGGTCTTGACCGCATGCCAACCGCCACCGAGGACTTCCACGGCGACGGGCAGCAAGGCGAGGTCGACGTTGTATACGCCGATCGCGCGCTGGCGAGTGGCAATCTGGCCACGGTCGGCAAGAAGTTGGTGCAACTCGGCCTCGCCGGAGGACTGGGCTTGACCGGCCAGTTCGATGCCGAGCGCGCGTCGATGCTTTTGAATCTGTGGGACGCGACGCAATCGGGCGGCCCGGTTGGCGGCGGCGGCCTGGGTCTTGCGCTCGCCAGCGCTCAACTTGGCCGCCCTGACAACGCCAGCTTCACTGGCGTCACGCCGCTGTACTCCGGCTTCCGCGAGGCGGCGCGCGATGACATTTCGGGACACCCCGTACTGCTTGCCGAGCGCGAACTCGCTGGCTCCATTGAGGTAGGCGGACGCGATTTCACTGATGGGGAGATCGCGGGTCTTCCGCGATGGGATGCCCCGGGAGACTCGTTCTCGGTGGAAACGCGTGACGGATATGCCCGCCAAGGTCGCGATCTCCTGGATCGGCTTTCCGGACAGGTAGAGCTCGATCGCGTAGTCGAGCTTCGCCGGGGCGAGTGGAGAGGGCACGTTTACAGCCTCACTTCGGTCGAGGGGTGGCACGTTGCGAACAGTCTCATTGTATCAAACTGTGACTGCACGCATATGCCCGCAAAGCTGATCGCCCGCGACCGTCACATCCCCGGCGCGTTCGATCCGCAGGCCTACTTCAAGGGCCTGTCCCGCGCCGAGCAGGACCGCATCTTCACCCAGGCCGGCGCGAACGCGATCCGGGATGGCGCGGACATGAACTCTGTCGTCAACGCCCGGCGCGGCATGTACACCGCGGCCGACGGCTACGGCGGTCGACTGCGCGCCACCTACGAGGGCACCACCCGCCGCGGCCTGTACTTCCAGATGGAGCGGTCTCGCGCCTATCGGGCGGGCACGGCTTCGCCCCGGTACCCCAGGCGTTTCCAACTCTCCTCGCCGCGCCTTCTGCCCGAGCAGATTTACCGGCTCGCCGGTAGCCGTGACGAGGCCATCAGTTTGCTTCGCCAGTACGGCTATCTGGGCTGGAGCGTCTGAGTCTCACTCTTGG